GGCTTCTCGGTTCGTGTACGGGTCTGGGGCATTTCATGATCGTTCAACTCCTGTAGGCCGTTATGGCAGAAAGGGGAAGCCGTTATGGCTGGTAAAGGTCCTCGCCCGAAGGAAAACGCGGTTCGGCGGAATGTGAACCCGACTGGTTTGCGGGTGTATAAGGCTGAGCCGGTGGCGCAGCCTGAGTTGCCTGAGTTTGATGTTCAGATCGAGGTTGATGGTCAGTTGATTGCGCAGCGTTTTGAGTGGCCGGCGGCTACTCGGCGTTGGTGGGAGGTGTGGGGTTCTGAGCCGATGGCGCAGGATTTCACGGCGACTGATTGGGATTTCCTTCTGGATACTGCTCTGCTCCATGCGAAGGTGTGGGGTCAGGGTGATTTGAAGTTGTTGCCTGAGTTGCGGTTGCGGGTGTCGAAGATGGGTGCGACGTCGGAGGATCGTGCGCGTCTGCGGATTACGTATGCGGCTGCTGATGAGGCTGATGAGCGTCGTTCTACGTCGACTGGTTCGTCAGCCCGGTCTCGCCGGGGTCCGTTGAAAGCGGTGTAAGCGTTGCCTTGGAAGCCCTCTGAAGAGGGGGAGGTTCCAACTCTCGGCTGGTATGTGCTTGATTGGATGACTGAGTATTTGGCGCGTCCGGCGGTGGGTGAGTATGAGCCGTTTGTGCCGTACCGGGAGCAGGAAGATTTTATTCTGCGCTGGTATCAGATTGATCCGTTGACGGGTCGGTTTGTGTATGGGCGTGGTTTGTTGGGTCGTCCTCGTGGTTGGGGCAAGTCTCCGATCTTGGGTGCTTTGTGCATCGTTGAGGGCCTGGCGGATGTGGTGTTTGACGGTTGGGATGCTGACGGTCAGCCGGTTGGTCGTCCGTGGAGTACGGTTCGGACTCCGTTGGTTCATGTGGCGGCGGTGTCTGAGGATCAGACGAACAATACGTGGCAGCCGATGTTGGAGATGTTGGCTGGCCCGGTGGTTGATGAGTATCCGGGTGTTGAGCCGTTTGACACGGTGGTGAATCTGCCTCGCGGGAAGATTGAGAAGCGGACGAGTTCTGGTCGGACTGTGAAGGGTGCGCCGACGACGTTCGCGATTCTGGATCAGACGGAGGAGTGGGTGCCGTCGAACGGTGGGCCGGCTTTGGCTCAGAAGATCCGGACGAACACCGCGAAGAACGGCGGTCGGACGATTGAGTCTCCGAATGCTTACATTCCTGGTGAGCATTCGGTGGCGGAGAAGTCGGCGGAGACGGCGACGGCAGCTCGTGAGGGCCGCACAAAGTTGGATCAGCCGATCCTGTGGGATCACAGGGAGGCCCCGCCTGAAACTGACATGGGCGACTATGACTCGCTGGTGTACGGGCTTCGGGTGGCTTATGGGGATTCTTCGGGGCATCCGGACGGCTGTGTGTTGCATGATCCTCCGTGCCTGCCTGGGCATGTGGATTTGGAAGCGCAGATCGCGGTCATTTGGGATCCGGCGACGGACACTCAGACGGCGCGAAGTGACTATCTGAATCAGATCACCCACGCTTCTGATGCGTGGGTGTCGTCCCCGGAGTGGGGTGCTTGTTTTTCCGGTAGTCCGCTGAAGCAGGACACGTTTGTTCCCTTGGCGGACAAGGACGTCATTGTTCTCGGGTTCGATGGTTCGTTGGGGCGCAAGAAAGGTAAGCCGGACGCTACCGCTTTGATTGGGTGCCGGGTTCGTGACGGCTACCTATTCGAGGTGGGGGAGCGGTCGGTGTGGGAGGCTCCGCGTAACGAGATTTCGGCGCGGGATCGGGCGAAGACAGGTGACCAGTCTTCGTGGGCTCCGCCGGTCGCAGAGGTGGATGCGGTGATCCGCATGGCGTTCAAGCGGTACACCGTCGTGGGGTTTTATGCGGATCCGTCGGGGTGGACGGAGCACGTCGCCAAGTGGGAAGCCGCCTATGGGGCGAAGTTGCATCCGAAGGTGAAAGCTTCGGGTTCATCGAAGATCGCGGCGTGGCCTCGTGGTAAGGACACGAACGCGGTTGAAGCGGTGAAGGCTTTGCATTCGGCGATTGAGAACGGCGAGTGCACGCATGATGGGTCGGCGGCGTTGACGCGTCATGTGTTGAATGCGCGCCGGAGGGCGGTCGGCAAAGGGTATCTGCTGTACAAGGCGTACCCAGACTCGCCGGACAAGATTGATGCCGCGTATGCCGCGGTGATGGCGTGGAAAGCACGGTTGGATGCGGTCGCTGCTGGTATTGGGCGCCGTAAGAAACAGGTTATTGGTCAGATCCGGTAAAGGGGGACACAGCTTGTCAACGTTGACTCCCTCTGAGTGGTTTGACCTGCTGAACGCGAAGTTCAACGAGATCACTCGCCCGAAGTGGCAGGATCACCGGTCGCGGTCGGAGATCGCCGCGTGTTCGCGTGAAGTGCAGCCTCGGCACCGTCTTCTGGACACGTTGTGGTCGTATTACGTGGGCGATCCGCCTTTGCCGCAGGTCGCTGACGAGTACAAAGACGTGTTCCGCGATGTGATGCGCAAGGCCAGGTCGAATTATGCGCCGATGGCTGTGGCGGCCATGTTGGATCGTATGGAGCTGCTGGCTGTTTCGACGGCGGTCGATAAGGATCTCAACGGTGATGATCTGGCGGCTCGCATCATGGATGAGTCCGGGTTCGCCGCGATGTTTAAGGATCTGCTCGGCTACCTGTTCGCGATGGGTGAGTCGTATGCGATGGTGGTTCCGGGTTCTCCGACGCCGACGATTCATGCGATCGACCCGCGCCGCTGTGTGGGGATTCCGGATCCGCAGAACCCGGTTCGTTTGATCGCCGCGCTGGTCAAAGAGTACGACGAGATCGAGAAAGAGGAAGTCGCTCACCTGTTCCTGCCGGGGCGGCGGTGGCGGTTGACTCTCGATGGGGTGTCGTGGCGGCGTGGAACTGAAGAACCCGAGTTGATTCGCGGTCTGGATGAGTTCGGGGGGATCCCGATCGTACGGTTCGAGAACGCTTTCGGTTTAGGCGAGTACGAACCACACATTGATCTGCTGGACCGCATCAATGACACCACTCTGCAACGTATCGTAGGGTTCTGGTATCAGGCGTTGCGGCAGCGGGCTTTCCGCGGCGACCTGGAAGACGGCGAAGACGAGTACGGCGAAGACACACCGGTGTCTGCGGAAGACCAGATGGATAGTCTGCGTCGCAGCCTGAAAGCCGGCCCGGGGTCGCTGTGGATGATCCCGAAGGACTTTGAGATTTGGGAGTCTGCCCAGGCAGACTTCTCCCCGATCATCAACGCCAAACGTGACGACGTGAAAGAGTTCGCGGCGGTCACCTCCACCCCACTGCATTTGATCACCCCGGATGCAGCGAACGGTTCCGCTGAGGGAGCCGGGTTGATGCGGGAGTCGGCGACGGCGAAGGTCCGTGACCGACGTGCCCGTGTCACTCCGCAGATGAAACTGTTGTGGCGCATCGTGTTCGCCATGGCTGGCGAGCCGCGCCGCGGTGATTACCTGAAACTGCATTGGGGTCCGATCGAGTTCCGCACCCTCGCGGAGATGGCGTCGGCGTCGTCGCAGGCGCAGGGAACCCTGTCGGTGGAGAAGATCGGCGAGAAGATCTGGCAGATGACCCCCGACGAGATCGACGAGAACATCAAACAGTTGGGGCTTCCGAAGAAACGCTTCGAACCCCCGAGCGATGACTCGAACGACAATCCGGCTGTCCAGCCAGATCAATAAGCTTCCGCCAGCTCGGCGGTAAGGCCCGTTATGGGCAAACCCGAACCCGATATGGGAGATTCCCTTGTCCAACTTTCCTGTACATCCTCGCACTGGACTTCAGGCCATCGGCATCGGCAAGCGTGGACCCATCTGGCCCGTTATGGGCGCCTCAGAAGACCACGAACCAGCCCCTCAGGAAGACACTTCCGACAAGGGGTTCCCGGCTGACACCCCAGTGGACCAGATGACAGACGCCCAAAAGGCGGCCTACTACCGGCATCAGAACCGGCAGACGGACAACAAACTGAAGGCGTTCCACGGTTTCACACCGCAGGACGTCAACCTGTTGTGGACCCGTGTGCAGGAACTGGAAAGCGAGAAGCTTTCCGCCGACGAGAAGTCCGTCAAGGACGCCGCAGAGCGGGCCGCCCAGGAGGCGCGGGCCGCAGCTGAGGCAGAGCTTCGCCCGAAGCTTCTGACCAGCCAGTTGAAAGCGGCAGCGTCGGACGTCATCAGCGGTGACAAACTTTCCGCTTGGATCAGCACTGCTGATCCGGCGAAGTTCACCGGCGAGGACGGCGAGATCGACGCCGAGAAGGTGCAGGAAACCTTGACCGCGTTGTTCGGCAACGAAAGTCAGGGAAGACAGTGGGGACAGTACGGTTCGCGACCGCCGGGTAAGTCGGCGAGCGAGGAAGGACTAGCTGAGGCGCGCCGCCGCGGCTACATCAAAGATTAAGGAGTAACCAGTGTCTACTGACATTTCCGTTCACTCCAGCAGTTACCAGGTTGAAGACCGGTCGTGGCTCATCGGAACCCACGGCGTGGACGTGACACCCAGTGTGACTCTGGATATCTCGAAGTTCACGAAGAACACTCACTTCGCGAACGGCTACATCAAGTCGGGTCAGCCCCTCGGCAAGGTGACGGCAACCGGCCTGTACGGGCCGTACGACAACAGCGCCAACGATGGCCGCGAGGTGTGCGCCGGCCTGCTGTTCTCCTCGGTGCGCGCGGTGGACACCGCGACCGGCAACAACCTATCGAAGGTTGGTGGAGCCCGATTCGTTCACGGTCTCGTGAAGGAATCGAAGCTTCCGGTCAGCATCGACGCCAACGGCAAAGCTGACCTCACGATGATCGTCTGGCTGTGAGAAAGGAAGACTGAATCATGGCTATTGTTTTTGACGGTCCCATTTCCCCGGACGCGTTGACCACGTTCGTCCGGAATGTGCCGGTGGATTCCCGCCTGCTGCTGACCAACCTGTTCCCGACCCGTTTCGTTGATTCGAACCGGATCGACTGGGCCGAGTTCGTGAAGACGAACCGTACCGCCCAGTACCGTTCGTTCGACGGCACGATCCACGTGTCGGCGCGCGACGCCGGCTCGGGCAAGTACGTTGAGCTGGCCCCGTTCTCGGACTCGCTGAACAAGGGTGAGTACGAGCGCATCGCGGAGGAGATCTCCCGACTGGGAGGCACCAACCGTGACGCACAGGTGCGGGCCGCCTACAACGATGCGGAACGACTCGTCGGCACCATGAACAACCGGCGCGAGCTGGCGTGGGGCGACGTTCTCGGTGACGGCAAGCTGACCATCAACGAGGGTGGTTTGCAGAGCGAAGCCGACTACGGGGTTCCCGCCGACCAGGTCACCTCGCCCGCGGGCGCGGACTGGAACGACACCACCAACGCGGTGCCGCTCACTGACCTGGATGCGTGGCAGGAAATCCGCATCGCCAACGGCAACGGCCGCGCCGGCCAGATGATCCTGTCGCGGCGGATGCAGGGCTTCCTGCGCCGCAACAAGGAAGTCATCAACGCCGTGTACGGTTCCACCGCGGGCCGCACCAGTGTGACGCTGCAGGAGCTGAACACGCTGCTGTCGTCGGAGGATCTGCCGACGATCGCGTTCACCTACGACACCCAGCTCAACGTTGAGGGCGCCAACACACCGGTCCTGGAGCCGGAGAAGGTGTTCCTGCTTCCCGACAACATCGCCGATCTCGGTTTCTTCGCGTTCGGTGTGTCGGCGACGGCTCTGGAGATCGTCCGGTCGAACCAGGCTGAGATGACGTTCGGTGAGGCGTCGGGTGTTGTCGGTGTCGTGGAGAAGGTTGGTCCCCCGTACCGGGAGTTCACCTTCGTTGACGCTGTCGGTATGCCGATCCTGACGAACGCCGGTCTGCTGACCATCGCGGAAGTCATTCCGGAAGGTTCCTGATGTTGGTGAGGCACGTTGCCGTATTCGACGAGTTCGGCAACGTGCACACTTTCGGCCCTGGGGATGATGTTCCGGGTTGGGCTCGGATCCTCATCACGAACCCCAGTGTGTGGGATCGGGTCGCCGAATCCGCAGAGGATGACGGACCGCCACCGCGATCAGGTAAGGGATCCGGCGAAGGCCCGTGGCGGGCCTACGCCGCGCAGAAGGGAGTTGATGTGTCCGAAGCTGATGGGCGCGAAGAAATCATCGCTCTTCTGCAGGCAGCGGGTGTGTCGGTCGAATGACCACTCCTGTCCCCCAGGGCAAGTTCGTCACCACCGGTGAGGCAGTCGCCCGGTTTGAAGGGGATTTCCCCACGAACCGGGTCGACTGGCTCGCTTGGCGAATCTTCGACGTCGAGAACGCATTGATGGGACTGGTCCCGTCGCTGCGCAAACAGGTCGAATCGATATTCGAAGACTCGGTAGCAGCGGGGGACGAGGGCCGGTTGGATCGGGTCCGCTCACTGGTGGTCGACAAAGTGCTGTCGATCTACCGCAATCCCGGTGGGGTCTATCAGCAGTCCCAAACTGTTGATGATGTGGTGGAATCCCGCTCCTACTACCGCAACGCGTCCACGGCGACGATCAGTTTCACTGACGACGAGTTGGCGCAGGTGCGGTTGCGGGGCCGGCGCCGCCCCAAACTGGGCAGCATCCCTGTCGATCCGTGGCGGATCACATGGTGACCATGCCGCTCGAGTACGGCGGACAGACAGTCACGTTCGTGACCGTCACCGAAACCGGGGCGATCGGGTGGGGCGGGTTGAAAGAAACCACCGAAACCACCGTCGATGTTCCGGGATGCCATTTCCGCCCGTACACCAACGACGAGACCGGCGGCCAGGTGACGGTGGCCACAGAACTGTGGAAATGCACCGCCCCACCTGTGCCGGCGGTACTCAACGCCCAGCCCCGCGACAAGGTTCGCGTGAACGGGGCACTGTTCCACATTGAAGGCCCCGTACAGCCCAAACGGGACCTTCAGGGAAACCTTCACCACGTCACCGTGTTCTGCAAGAGGCAACATGCCTAACCCATTCGACAAGTACGGCGTCTCCGATGCGGAACTGGCCAAGGCTATATCGCAGTCCGCGGAGGTTGATGCGGGGTTGAGGGAATCCGCCCGCGAGATCGTTGACTACTGGAAGAGCATCGCCCCTGTTGATGAAGGCGAATACGCAGCCTCGGTCAAAGTTCAGGGCAAGCCGCGTGGCGGCAAGGTGCGGGTGGGATCCAAGCATTGGAAAGCGCACCTGCTGGAGTTCGGTACCGGAGCCGACACCAAAGGCCCGGAGAAGCGGCGCGTTCCCACCAATGACGGGTTCGCCACTCTCGGTAAGGACACCAAAACACCAGCTTTCGGCACTGGTCAGCAAGTCGCCGAACACTTTGGCGGCAACCTCACCGGAGACGGAATTGAGGTCGATGAATGACCGAAGACGCTCCCGACGCCGAAGATTTCGTGATCTGCTGGCTTCAGCCCGAGCAGCGGGCCGCCGTGGAACGCAACACCAACGACGTGGTGGTGGTCGTCACCAGAATCTCCGGACCGGACTGCCCCGAAGAGGGTACCGATGATCCGGTGATCCAACTCGACTGGTACGGCCACAGCGCCACTGAAGCCAAACAGTTGTCCACGACGGGTCATCGGCGGATGACGCTGCAAGCCGTCACACTCGACAATGTCACACTCTCTGACGGATCCACCGCGAACGCAGACTATGTGCGGACCCTGATCAAACCGTTCCGCATGAGTTTCCCGGGCGACGAACTCGTTCGCTACACGGCCCGATACCAACTGGGCCTCTCTTACGTCACCGTCGACTAGAGGCGGTGATCGGGGGCACGTCCCCTCCTTCAGCCCATGTAATTGCCGGAACCCCTTTCCGGTTCATCACCATCCCGAAAGGAACGTCACTCATGGCGCAACCGTCAACCGGCACTACATGGAACGCCGGCGGATACAACGACATCGATTCACGCTTCGCCGAGCGTGGTGGTCTCCAGGCTGTCCTGGTTCGTGACTACCGCGGCGCAGCCACCGACATGTCCCCGTTCGAAGCGGACACCACCACCGTGCGGTGGTCACCGTTCGCGCAGGACGGGCAGTTGCGTGCGGACTTGTTCGCCGCCAAGCGCGTCAATGGCGTGTGGACCATCAACAACTCGCCGAACGAGGGATTCTGGTACATCGGCGCCCAGGCCGAAGACGGCGGCGCGGAACGTGATCCGCAGCAGGATTCCGACGACCTGATGATTCTGCAGTCGAACCGCCCGTTCGACTCGGACATCGTCTCGGAGTCGAAGACCGTCAAGTTCACTGCGGTCGAGACGGCGAAGCCGTTGATCCACCGCCTGGAAGCCAACCTTCGTCTCGTTGATGACAACGGCGACAACCTGGTTCCCGACCCCGGTACTGCCGATTACTTTGTCGGTACCCGCGTCGACACCGACTCGGTTGAGCGGCAGCTGATTCTGCTGTACGCCAAGCGCAAGGCCGGCAAGTTCATCTACCGCGCCGAGGGCTACCCCCTGGTGAAGCTGGACAACCAGGCAGCCAAGTCGCGGTCGAAGACCGATCCCGACTCGGCGGAGCTGACGTTCAAGGTGCTCGTCGACCCGTACTTCATGATCCCCGACCCCGACGGCGCGAACAGCCTCGTTCCCGGTGTCGAGGGCCTGTGGTACTCGGGCGACGGCTGGGACGACCTGATCGGCGACGGCAGCTAAAACAGACCCACCTCCTGGTGGTGCGTTGGGCTGCGCACCACCAGGAGGTGCCACACCTCTTCTGCAGCCCGAAAGCCCACCTAAGCCCATCTGGAAGGAAACCAGCCCACCATGTCTGCAATGCCCGACGACGTCAAGCACGCCCACGTCATCAACGCCGCCGATGCCCGCTCCCAAGCGAGCGAAGGCCGATACAGCTTCATGCGCAGCGAATTCCGCCGCGGCAAACCAACCCCCCAGAACCCTGAAGGGGAAGTGTTCGAAATCCCCCACAAGGACCTATTCGACAACGAACAGCAGGAACGCTGGGACGATCTGCAAGCCCAGATCCGCAAGTACCAGCGGGAACCGGATGTGTTGGCCCCCAACGGAGCTCTCATCGCCAAGGGAAACTTGGTGTACCCGCATCACTGGGGTGAGGACTGCGAGTGGGGCAAGGAAGGTGAGCGGGTCAAACCGTCGTGGGGTGAACGCCTCGCCATCGTCCTGTGGGGTGAAGAGGGCGCGACCCGGGCGAAAGCCGCCGGCATCAACTTCAACGAAATCGAAGTGGTGTGGGCCAAGCAGAAATTCGAAATGGAAGAGCGGTTGAAGTCAGATCCCAAAAGTGGTTCTGGCGGTTCTGGCGTGGCGCCAGCATCCAACTGAGATCGAAGCCACGATCCGCAGGGACTACCCCAACGACGACATCATGGACTGGCACCGCGGAACCATGTCCAGTCGCCGCCTTCTGGTGCTCCTAGAACATTCCTCTGACGATTCCCCTTACAAGAAGGCCATTTCTCCCACGGGATGGCCTGAAATGATGGAGATCTTGGCGAAACTCCACGAGGTCATGTCGATGAACGTGGCAGTGAAGTACGCGGGGGCGTCGAACAGCCCCGAGTTCAAGATTTTCATACCCCCGAAGGAACGGCTGACACGCGCCTTGGAGGCGCAGAAGGAAGCTGAGTTCCGGAAGGAAGCCTCCGGGGATCTTCTCGACCAGGTCGGCTGGTCCTAAACGCGTTGAAAGGTGGTGAGCCGTGGCCATCATCATCGGTGTTGAGGCCCAGCCCGACCAGGGATCCTTCAAACGCGCCGCCGACCAGATCGACGGGGTGTTCGAGACTGCCGGGAAGAAGGCGGGGGAGTCGTTCGGGAAAAACTTCTCTTCCACGGCTACGAAAGAGGTTCGCACCGCGTCGAATGCCTACCAGAAGGCATATGACGCGATCGCGGACTCAGCCGATAAGGCTAGAACCGCTGAGACGCAGTTGGAGCAGCAGCGGGAGAAAGCTAAGTCTCTCGCTGCTGAACTCCAATCCGCGGAGAAGCGGCTTTCTGATGCCCGCGACACCAATGATACGAAGGCGGCTGCGGCAGCGGAGAAGGATCTGGAGCGTGTGCGGGAACAGCAGGCCCGCACCAACACGCAGATCACCCGAACCTCGGCACAGCTTAATCAGAATCGGCGAGCTGAGGCGCGGGCAACGAACGAAGCGGTCGCCGCGTACCGCAACCTTCAGGATGCGCAACGTAGCGCCATGTCCGCCACCAGCCGTGGCCCTGGTGCCTTTTCGGGTGTGTTGAGCCAGTCCAACGGCATCGTCGGACAGTTCTCTAGCATCGGCAAGGGTGCGGGCACCGCGTTCGTCGCGGGCGCTGCCGCTGCCATCGCTGTAGGCGGTCTGCTGGAACTGGGCAAGAAGGCCGCCACTCTCGTGGTGGACGGCTTCAAGTCTGTCATGGACACTGGCATCGATTTCTCGAAGACAGTCAACAATTTCCAGGGCGTCACCCAGTCGTCTGCTGCGCAAACCCAGCAAATGTCCGCAGCCGCCCGCGCTTTGGGCTCGGACACTACCCTGGCGGGTGCGTCAGCGTCGGATGCGGCGAAAGCCATGACCGAGCTGGCCAAGGCCGGGTTCACTGTCGATCAGTCGATCGGCGCTGCCCGAGGCACCATGGAACTGGCTACTGCCGCACAGATCGACGCCGCGCAAGCCGCAGAGATTCAAGCCAATGCCATGAACGCGTTCAGCCTCGGCGCGGACCAGGCCGGTCGGGTGGCGGACATTTTCGCCAACGTCGCTAACGCATCATCGGCCGATATGCCCGATCTGGCTTTAGCGTTGCAGCAGGTTGGTGGTATCGCCTACGGGTTCGGCGAGAACCTGGAAGACACCGTCGCCGCCTTGGGTATGTTCTCCAATGCCGGCATCAAGGGTTCCGACGCGGGCACCCTGTTGAAGACAACGCTGCAGTCGATCACCGACCAGTCAAACCCTGCCCAAGCCGCGATCGAGGCGTTGGGGTTGAGTCTGTACAACTTTGACACAGGGCAGTTTGTCGGGTTCCGGGAAATGTTCCGCCAGTTGGACGAAGCGAAGGCGCGGATGTCTCCGCAAGCGTTCCAGGCGTACACCAACATACTGTTCGGATCCGACGCGATGCGTTCAGCGATGCTCGGCAGCGCCAAAGATTTCGACGTGATGATCGACGCCACCAATCGGGTCGGCACTGCATCGCAGATGGCGAAGGCCCAAATGCAGGGCTGGCCAGGTGTCATGGAAGGCATCTCCAACGCCGGTGAGGCGCTGAAGCTGTCCCTGTACGACGTGTTCAACACCCCCGCCGGTCAGGAGTTGGGCAACAAACTCGTCGCCGGTCTCGATGGACTGGTCGACTGGGTGAACACCCATAAGTCGGAAATCATGGGGTTTGTATCCGGGTTTGTGTCAGCGATGGGACTAGGTGCTGATGCGTTCCTGATGTACACGGCCCGCATGCTCGATGCCGGCGCTCTCATGGTGGGCAACCTGTCGAAGATGTTCGGCATGTTCATCGAGAACATAGGGTCATTCACCGCCGGCATTGGCGGGGTGGTCAAAATGCTGCCCGGTATGGGCGATCTGGGCAAGAAACTTGAAGAGGCCGGCCGCAACGCCTACAACACGGGTAAGCAGTTCACCAACTTCGGACCCGGTCTAGAAGCCGCCGCTGACGGCATCGACTCGATGCGAGACGGTCTGCGCAACCTCACCGACGGTTTCACTTCGTCGATGCAGGACGCCCAGATGGCTGAGGAGCAGAACCAGGCGTGGGCCGCCTCATTCAACGAGGTGTCCAATGGGATTGAGCAGATCCCCGGAACCAAAGATTTTGTCATCAAAGACAACTCGGAGGAAGTCAAGAAGAAGCTTCAGGATCTGGGGTTCTCGGTGAATCAGCTGCCTGATGGGCGGCAGGTGATTCGTATCGAATACCGTGACGCGGCGGGTAATCCGTTGTCTCCGTCGGCGGTGAATCAGATGCTCGGGTTCAATTCGCAGAACTTCGCCACGGCAGGTGATGCGCAGCGGGCACGCCGAGGACAGTCGTACAGCACTCCTGCGGATGTTCCGTCTGGACCTGCAGCGCCCCCGGCTGGGGCCACCCCTCCCGGGGGCGGATTTTCCATGCCTTCTACTGGTGGTTCGAGCGAGAAGCTTCCGGATGCCCCGGTGTTGCCGATCGAATACACCTCTACGGCCGGTATGACAGCCGAGATGGCGTCGGCGCAGAACCGGGTGGATGAGACTCGCCATAGTGTGGCGGAGAAGGAAGCCCGACTTAATCAGTTGTTGGCGTCGAATGTTGCTGACGAGAATGACATTCAGAAGGCCCGCAACGATCTGGAGAAGGCGAAGCAGGACGCTCACGAGGCGGAGCAGCGGCTGTATGAGCAGCAGCAGCGCGCCGCGGAGAAGCAAGCCAAGGGCTTGGATGGGATGACGACCCGGCTGGGGGAGATCGGCGCGCAGATCGACTCTGATTTCGGTATCTCGAAGGGTTTGGCGGGTATCGCGGAGAACATCACGAAGTTCATCGCGAACCTTGCTGCGGCACCTCTGTTGGGTCAGTTGTCGGCGATCGCTGAGGCGAACCCGTCCAAGGGTGGTTTCGGGTTGATGGGCATCATGGGCGCCCAGGGGGCGTTCGGCCCCGAGTACACGGGTATCGACTATTCGAAGTACGGTTATGGCGGCTCGTCTGCGATGGGTCCGTACCCGTTCGGCGGTCAGATGGGTGGGGGATACCCGGGGGACGCTGCCCTGTTGGCGAACGTCCCAGCCGGCCGGTACACGCAGGATCAGCGGGGAGACCTTACCCAAGGTCTCGCCGACTGCTCCAGCGCCGTTGAAGATCTCGTGAACCTCATGGATGGGCAGCCGACCGGTGGCGCATCCATGTATACCGGCAATGCCGCGGAATGGCTGACCCAACGGGGATTCCTGCCAGGAATGGGCGGACCGGGTGACTTCCGGGTCGGGTTTAACTCCAGTCACATGCAGGCCACCCTCCCTGGCGGCACACCGTTCAACTGGGGTAGCGATGCCGCGGCGGCTCGCCGCGGCATCGGTGGTTCTGGTGCTGATGACCCGGCATTCACGTCGCACTACTACCGCCCCGCTGGCGGCGGGTACACCAGTGGTACTGGTTACACCGGTACCCCTGCGGTGGCCAGCCCTTCGGGGATCTACAGTCCCGCCAACACGAATCCGGCATTGAACAACCCGCCCGCGCCCGGTGCGGGCACGGGGCCGGCGCCCGGACCGGTTGCTGCTCCGATGGGTGGCGGCGCGTTGCCATCGATGGGTGTAGGTGCCCCGCAATCGGCCCCGTTCGCCTCCACCCGCTACGGCGGTGTTGAACCGTACGCAGGATCCGGTGGTGGCGGTGTCGGTATCACCCAGGGCGGCATGGTCGACTCCGCCATCGGCATGGCGGCATCCGGGTTGGATCTGATGGCTCCTGGTGCGGGCCAGGCTGCACAGACCGGCATCAAACTGGTAAACCGCGCCATCGAGTACGGCGGGCAGGTCGCCGCCATTGGTGCCCAAGGACTCATGGAAACTTTCCTGCCCTCTGGCGGTAGCGAACTGGCCAACAATGGCTGGCTCCCCCGCATCCTCGGCGGAATCGCCGGCGCCGCACCCGCATTGCCGAACGTTGCCGGCATGAAAGAACCCCCCAAGCCAGAAGGCAACGGGGTCGACCCGAACACCACCCAGCACGGCCAAGGCGGCAACACCACCAACATCACAGTGAACAACCAGCGCGCCACCGAGGACGGAACTGGCCGCGATATCGCCTACCACCAGCAGAACCAAAACTCAGGCCCGGGGATGTGATCAGTGACTGACGTTGTGCGATACCCGAAGGGACCGATCACACCCCACGGATGGCATGTGATGACCCGCGGTGATCAGCCGATGATGCGGCTCACTGCCCACGATGGGTCAGTCGAGTTCTACCTGATGGGGGGACATGCCATCCCGGACCGGTTCTCGGCACCGGAATGCGCCTACGTCCCCAAGGATGGGTTGAAGGGTCTGATTCCTCCGTGGAAGCACATCACCCAGAAGGGAGCAACCCAGGACGGTGTCACCCACGTTGACGCCCTGCTGGAGCCGACCGAGGTGGAGCTGACGGTGTGGTGCCGCGGCAGGGACGGCAAGTACACCCGACAAATCACCCGCCACCTGTACGGGTCGATCGACGCGATCAAGGAAGCCAAACTGGACTTCCTCAGTCCCGACGGTGGGCATTGGTGGGCGAATGTGCGCTGGTTCCAGGGAGCCCCGAACGATCCGGTGATCGGGGCTCAGGAGAAACGGCAACGCTGCTCCCTGCGCCTGCAAGCCGACACCGGGTGTTGGCGGACCTACGACCATTCGGATTCGTTCAACTTCGTCTATGACTCGATGGTTGAAAACTTCGACACCGACCACCGGTCCACCCAAGACCTGGGGGATGTGCCGCAATACTACTTCGGTCCCGGTGGTGGCTATTGCACGAGCGATGGCCGGCAGATGGTGTGGGTGGACGATCCGGATAACACGTTCACCACCGAGCGCCGCGAAGTGGTCAACGGCCCGTGGCCCGGGTTCGACACTGACACCAACAATCAGGTGATCGTCCAGCAACACTCGGGGTTTCAGGAATGGTCAGTGCCGGAATCGGCGCGCAACACCATCTGGGGACGGATGGGGTTCAATGAGGACGGCACCTGGGACGGGTCCGGTGTTCGCCTGTACTACGGCATCGGATGGGTCCGTTTGTCGTACTTCATCGACTTCGAGGAAGTGGCAGTTCTTCGGGAACAGCCGTTGATCTTCCCGCCGCTGCCGACAGAGAAGTTCACCCTCGTGTGTGGTTACGCGGGCGATGAACGCAAGTTCCGGGTCCTGCGGAACGGTCTGCCGATCATGTCGGTGAAAGAGAACGGCACGGGTTCTCCTCTCGGACCGAACAATCGGGGTGTCGGCAACGGTATGCACGCCGCCTCCGCACTGATCACCCAGGCCACACCAGCGCCGATCGGGAAACTGTCGGCCGGCGACAACGCCAACATGACCCAATCCGGGTGGCTGGAACGCGTCAACATCGGCGACCAGAAAATGTACGACGACTACACCCTGTTCGGGCCGGGGACCTTCAAAATCTATGACGGGCCAGGATCGGACGAGTACGTGGAGTTCGGGCCTTTGTTGCCGAACCAGATTGTGTTCCTGCGCACCGATCCTCGCGTCAACACCACACTCGTGCAGGACATGACTGTGGTACCCCCAACGCCGCAAGAACTGGACATTTTCCAAGACGCCCTGTCGAAGTTCTTGTCGTTCGCCGGCATGAACGAGTCGGCGTTCGGGGATCAGATCAAGTCGATGTTCGGGATCCGTCCCCCGCAGGGCAACTTGTACAAGTATTTGAAGGGCCGGTTTTCGGAGCGGGCCGCGATCCCACCCATGTCGCCTGGTAGGGGTGCTCAACCGTATTACGTGAAGGTTGAGATCGTCGGCGGAAACGCCGATTCCATGATCGTCGCATCCGGCGTCCCACTGAGACGCTACCCCCTCTAGCCCTCTTTTATTCCTGTGCCCCTTCGGGGGTTGTTTGCGCTGCCCACAACACAACCTGCGGAGGTGAATTTCTGATGCAGATGACTGATGAGCAGCGGTGGCAGAAAGCAGTCCAGTCTGGCAACCCCCAACTGATCGGCACCACAGCCCGCGTCTTGGCGGAGAAAAAGTCCAAGGTGGACACGGATTTCCGGTTCACCGTCTGCGACAAGTATTGGGTGCCGATGGCGTCGATCGGCAACGAGCTGATGGAAGCCTCCGGTACCGATCCACGCAATGACGCCGGCTCCGCACGCATCCAAATCAAAGGCAACAGCCCTCTGATCCCGATGTTCATGGACTGCCGCAAAACCATGGTCGGCATCGAAGTTGAAACCCAAGGCATGCGGTACAACTTCTACGTCAAAAGCCACGAGTACGACTATCAGCGTGGCGAACTGACCGGAATCGTCAACGCCCGCGGCATCTGGGACATCCTCAACTACTACGTGATTTGGCCGTCGTGGTGGCTCCCCATCCAGGCGCAGCCGTTCTCTCACGCCATCTTCATCTGGGCGATGCAAACCTGCCTGGAAAACATGGTGGCGGAGTGCGCGATCCGCCTGCAGTCGGGGTGGATGGAGTTCATCAACAACGGCCTGTCGCTGAATACGGATGTGCGGGCATGGTTCGGCACTGTCCTGCAGGCGTTGAAGCGGGACGGTTTGACGTTGCAAACGTTCACCCGCATGCTGCGCACCCCCATGTATGTGAAGCGCACCAACCCGTTCTTGGATACGTCGCCGATGTTCGGGCGGACGGTCCGAATGGAAACCGTTGGGGCGGTGATAAAGGACGGGACCCGCGCCTATGGTGTGGACACTCGGGTTGATCTGTGGCGGCCGGGTGATCCGCAACCGGACAAGTGGGCCAGGCTAGATCAGCCGACGTATGTGTTCTCGACGAAGGACCGCTCCCAGATCGAAGGCCCTACCAAAACGGTGCTCGATTCAGTGCTGCGCACTGTCATCGATCTCGGTGGATCCTTGGGCGGGATTTTCAAGCCGATCGCCCAGCAGGTACCCGGCATGGACGGGGTGTTCTACTCGCCCCGCCTCGGTGTGGATTTCGAACAACCCTACGCCTACCTGGTGGCACCGGAGCCGGGCGAGGATTCGAACATCATCTCTTACAAGGTGATTGACAACACCCCTGAGGGATGGCAGCACATCATCGGAGGACGATCGCCAAAATGGGTCTGTGCCCCCTGGGGAAACCTGGGGGGCACAGGCCCAAGGGCAAACTCTGACTCAATGATTTGATGAATGCCACGTTCGCGTGGCTGATCGACTCCATCATGATCGTCGTCGGATTCACCGGCATCCCCTCCGACCTGCTGTCAGGTTTCCTCAACAACAGCTTTCTGGCGTTCCAGCTGATGCAGCACTACGAACGCCGCGACGAGGTCGGCCCCTACCATCCGGCGATCGAACGGTTCCACGCCACCGCATCGGCCCCGTACAACATCGAAACGGTTTTCGCGTTCATCAATGCCCTGTTCGATTCGATGGGCAACACCACCGCGCAAGTGACGTTCCGCAACGGTGACCAGTACGCGTTGAACCGGGACATTTTCCGCGGCGGACTGATGTCTCTGGTGTATATGCGGCGGACTCGCATGGTGACGGATTACATCGAAAACGTCATGTGGCGCATCACCCCTGACGAACGCACTGTCACGGTCACGATGGGCGACAACCGCCGAAACGAAGCCCCACTCGCGAAGCATCAGCGGTTCCTCACCGCGATCTTCGAGGCAATAAATGTCATCACGCTTGCGCCCCAATCCTGATTGGAGTCCTTATGTCTTGGCCTACCACCCCTGACGGGAACTACTACCGGTTCGAAGGACTCATCGATATCCCAGTCGATCCGGAAACGGGCGCGGCGATTCTGTATCTGCGCCCGCAGGGCGGCATGGGTGTCGGCATCCCCGCGATCGCCAACGGTGAACCCGGCAAGCACGCCGAACTGGACGAGACGATCAACCTCACCGTCATCGAAGACGGCGACCCCACCCAGCCGTCCGCGTCGTTCACCACCCTGGTACCGCCGACGACGGACACCCCCGGTAAGTGGCGCCTGAACCTGGCGTTGCCGAAGGGCGCCAAGGGCGATGACGGGGAAGCAGTGTGGGATCCGACCGACGTTGCGGAAAACCCAGTCGCCGGCCAAATCCCGGTCGTCAACGACACCGCCGACGGGTTCAACCTGGAAGCGCAGAAGATCACCGAAGTGTTCTTCCCCGCGTCGATCAACAACACCGCCTCCGGTAACGCCAACTCCACCCTGGCGGTCGTAGAGATTCCCGCCCGCCCCTACGCCCGCCGTGTCCGGCCCGTCGGTTACACGGTCGTCACCGGTGAAGGCGCAGACGTGCGGGTCGACCTCGTCGCCCGTCTCAACGGCGAATCGGGCGGCAACGTTGTGGGACGCTGCCCCGGTATCGCTCAAACCGAACGGCTCACCCTGATCCCCGGTAAACCCACTGGCTCGGCGGGACCGTATGACACGATCGCCGCTGGCGACACCGCGTTGGTCTACATTCGCTGCGAACGGCAAGCCGGGTCCGTCACTTACACAACGTCTGCGTCGAGCAGCAACTTCAGCGTTGAGGTGACCCCGGCCTGATGACCATGGAGATGCCGGATTGGGCGAAGGAAATTCCCTCCGCCCCAATCCACCGCCAACCTGCAGGCTCCGAAGTGGTGCGGCCCCTCACGCCGCAGCAGCTTGTGGAGTTCGGCAAGGAACTGATCGAACAGTTCCTCCGCCGCGTCGTACAGGCGTTGGCTGGTGTGTTCATTCCGGGGATCCCATCGTTCGACCAGTTGAAAGACTGGGCGCTGCACAACATTCCTGGGTTGGCGCAGATCCTTGACCTGATCAACGATATTTTGTCGCCGATTTTCGGTGGTATCGATTTCTCTGACGGTGTGCAGCCGCGCGAGGTGTGGGAGACGGTCACCCGGGTTTTCATTGAGCCCTTGAACTTGTTGATTGGGCCGCGGTCGTTGCTGGCGCAGTTGTTTGGCCAGTTGGGGCGGGCGCAGTCCATCAACTTGTTGTCGGCGGGCGAGTTTGCTTCTGGTTCGATCACGAGTGACGCCGGCTGGTCTATTGATGCGGGCAAGTCGCGCAGTAGTGATGGTTCGGGTGCGGCGAAGGTCGTGGCTTCTGGTGAGCAGAAGGCGTTGCGTAGTGCGGATGTGATTCCGGTGGCGCAGTCGTTCACCCCGAAGGTGTTCGTGGCTCATGAGGGTTATGTGGGCACTGGTGTGGCTGTGCGTTTGCAGGTGGTGCCCCATGTGAATGGTGTGGCGCAGGAACCGGTGGATGTTGCTACCTACACCCCTGCAGTTGCGGACTTGGATTGGCCCGGACAGGAACTCACCGGTGTCTACGAGGTGACTGAAGGTGTGACGGGGGTGCAGGTCCGCATCCTCATCACCCACACCGCCACCGCGGGCACGTTCTGGTTTGATGACGCGTCGGCTACCCAGACGGCCCGGTTGAAACCGGAATGGGTTGACGGGCTGACTGATCAGCTGCAAAACATCCTGGGCCGTATCCAGGCGATCATTGATGCGATTGTGAACGGGTTGCGCGGCACCGTCGGAACCGTTTTGAACACGTGGGACGACCTGCTTGAGGCGTTGCAGAACATCAACCCGGCGAACATTCTGGGGGCTTTGGGCGCCGGGAACATCGCCGAGGCGATCCAAGAGTTCCTGGACCACCTGGTGGGTGGTTTGGTGGGTCAGCACGGCAGCAATGCGACCTTGCCGGATTTGTTCAACACGATCCTGCAGGTGTCGTCGAACGCTGCGCAGGGGGCGTTCGCGTGGATGCTGGCGGGGATCTCCACGAACAAACCGGTCGACAAGGGTTTGTTGCCGTCGGGGGACGCGAATTATCCGTATTCGAATGCGAACACGTGGCTTCCGGTGACGCAGAACGCGACGCTGGCCATCACCTATCGTGCCGCCAAGTCGGAGCCGATTGGTGTGATCGGCTGGCTCGGCAAGGGATCGCAGGACATCACCGCGTGCTACGCCAATGTCCGCAAGATCGATAAGGCTACGGGTGAGCGTGTGCGGGTGCATCACTCACCGAACCTGGTGTCGCTGCTGCCTCCGGGTGACACAACCGGCTGGGTGTACTACCAGCTTGACGAGGCGCTGCCCCGCGAGATCAGCGACGAGTTCGAGGTGCAGGTCGTGATCGTCGGGTCGGGCACGCACTACATCCGCGGCTACGACGAAGAGGATGACATTCCTGATCATCCATATGCGAACGTGAAGTCGACGGCGGCGGTGCGCGACGAGACTACTAATCCTGACAATCCCCCGTTGGTGATTGCGAAGTCGGCGGTGGTACGTTCGGCGAAGGTGCCGTGGATTGAACTCGCCGTCGATACAGGTTCGGGTTCTGATCATTACGACCCGATGGTTCTTTACTTGGGCACGAATGAGACGACGATCGCGAAGCCGAAGTGGGCGAATGCGTTTGACCTGTTCGGTGTGGGTGGTTCGGGTGGCGGCCGGCAGGCGTCTTTGGCGCAGTTCGGTGAGGGCGGCTGGCCTGGTAAGCCGAACGGCGCGACTTTCATTGAGGGCACCGATTTCGATGCCGATGAGGACGTGATCATTTCTCTTGTTCCGGGCGCGCCGGGTGCTGGTGGTACGGGTGTGGGCGGCAATGGTGGTGACACTGTGTTTTCGTTCGAAACGTCGACTGGTGTGCACGAGTTGCGGTGTGAGGGCGGTGCGGGTGGTGATTCGCTCGGTTTGATCGGGAAGCCGATTGGCCGTGGTTACCCGGAGCCGTTGGAGTACAACGGCGAGCAGTATTTGGCGGGTGGGCATCAGAAGGTGCCAAGTGGTGGTGGTATCGCGCCGGGTGGTGGCGGTAATGGTGGTGACCGGTTCCTCAACCATGGTGGTCCTGGTGCTCCTGGTGGTGGCTGGGTGAAGTTTTACCGCCGTGCGGTGGATGCGCCTACCCCGGAGCCGGTTGATACGACGCCGCCGACGCCGCCGGAAACGGTTGTGGTGGGCAAGACGTTCTCAAGGATCACTGTGCGCGCAGAGGGAGGCACCGACGAATGATCGTCTCCTACAACGTGTACAACGCGGACACCCAGGAGAAGCTGAACATGCTTCCGGTGCCGATCGATGAGGACTTCACGTGGGATGGTCGATCGTCGGGCACGGTGTACCGGGTCTACACCACGAACTTGGATCAGGCTGGTAACGAGTCTGGGCCGTCGCCGATTGTTGAGGTCACGACTGACGAGTTCACGCCGGGGTCGGAGATGGCTCCGGAGAACAGGGCGGCGGTTGATCAGATCATTGCTGATGCGATGGCGGCTGGTGCCGGCCCGGGTGTGGGTTGGTACATCACAAGCGATTTGGGCACTTATGTGGGTGCTGTGGGTTCTGCGGGGTCGCGTCCGTTAACCGTTGACGATCATTTCCGTATGGGGTCGTTGACGAAAACGTTCACCGCTACTGCGGTGTTGATGGCTGTCGCGAAAGGCCTGTTGTCGCTTGAGGACACGTTGGACCAGTTCGACACGCCGTCTTACAAGTTGTCTGCGGTTCCGAACGCGTCGAAGATCAAGGTGCGTCATCTGCTGATGATGCGGGCCGGTGTGTTCGATGAGCAGAAGGATATCCTCGGATATGCGATTCCGCTGGTGCTGTCGCCGCGGAGCGAGTATTCCGAGGCCAGCCATTTGCGGGTGGCGGTGGGCAACGCGTCGCAGTTCGAGCCCGGAACCCAGTTCCTGTACACGAATGCGAATTATGTGTTGCTTGGGTTGGTGTTGCAGGCCGTTGATGGGCGAAATGTTCGGCAGATCATCACTGAGGACATTATCGGTCCGCTGGGGTTGACTGAGACCTCATGGCCTGCGACGGCTGATATGCCGCGTCCGTATGCGAATGGTCATGGGGGTTTGCCGTTGTCGTCGGATGCGACGTTTGTTCATCCGTCGTATGCGGGTGCTGCTGGCGCGTTGGTGTCTACGGTCGCTGATATCCACAAGTGGGGTGTGGCGATGCGGGACGGGGTGTTGCTGTCCCCGGAGATGCATCATTTGTGGGAGACGGTGCATTGCCCGATTCCGTTGGGGTCTCCGTTTGGGCCTAAGACGGTGGCGTATGGGATGGGGTTCTACGAGTACGGCGGCTGGTATGGGCATGCTGGCTCGTGGCCGGGTTATGAGTGTTCGGTGCTGTACCACAAAGAGTCTGGTGCTGTTGTTGCGCTGTTTGAGAATTCACAGTCGACGGGCAGTGATGGCGTTGTGGTGTCGACGTTTTCGCGGATGTTTCCGGAGATCGCGAAGTTGGTGGCCCCGGGGTCGATGGATGATCGGGAGTATGCGGCGTGTGTGTTGCCTTCTGATCCGTATGTGGGGAAGGTTGCGCCGGCGAACCTGGGATATAAGGTGGTGTCGCAGCCGATCATCGGTTTGGGTTCGGCGACAGGTTCTTTCACTGCCCCTTATGGTGCAGATGTGTTTTTGTCGGTGTCGTGGGACCGTACCGGGCAGCCGCAGACAGTGACGTACGGCGGTGTGGAGATGCCGCGTATCGCGGTGGCATATCACAACAATACTGCCGATTATGGCGGCCAGGCGTTGTATCGTCTTGCGGCCGCTGGGACGGGCGCGGCGCAGACTGTGACGATCACGGGTGCGGGCGGTTGGATTACGGCCTATGGGTCGGCGTTTGAGAATGTGCAGTCTGTTGGTACGCCGAGCATGAACTTTGGGAATGGCGTGGTTCATTCTCAGGCGGTATCTGGGCAGTCGGGTTCGATTACGTTGCAGGCGTTCTCCGCGGGTGCTTTTGGGGCGCCGATGTATGCGTTGGATGCGATTCGTGGTGGACGTAATCGTGCGCAGACGGTGGGTACTCATCCGTTGTTGTGGGTGAATACGGCGATTGGTTCGGGTGAGGTTTCGGGGTTGTCGGCGGCGCCGAACCGGTGGGCCTCGATCGCGGTGAACATCGCTATCGCGGTCGACGTGGATGTCAAACCGCTACCGGCGGCGCTGAAGCTGACCGGCGGACAACCCGCGCTGGTCATCGATGAGGCGAACAAGGTGATCACGCCCGGCCCCGCGCAGTTCACCATCGAGGGCGGCCGACCCGGTGGCGAGGTTTGCACCCCGACCCCTGGCACTCTCACCCTGACCGGCGGGCAACCGTCGCTGAGTGTTGTGGCCGCATTCGAAACGTTCACCGAGACCAACGTGACCCGCACGAATGCGCCGACGCCTGTTGGCGCTACGGGCGCGTGGGTAGATCTGATCGGTGGCGGTGCCGGCCAAGGATCCGGGGCCCGGTCCAGCTCCACCACCGGCACGCGCTACGGCGGCGGCGGTGCCCGAGTCAGGGTATGGGTGCCGATCGAGGCGATGGGCCCGACCTACAGCGTGACGCGCGGCATCCGAGGCAACGCCGGTGCCAGCGCGGCCACCGGTAGCAACCGCTACGACGGCAATGCGGGGACCGCGGGCACAGCGTCGACCTTCTCATCGGGAAGCGTCAACCTCACAGCCGGCGGCGGGTCGCCTGGCAGCGGTGGCACCACGACCTCGACGTCGAGCGCGGGCGGATCTGGTGGAACGCCAACAGTAGTGGGTGTCACCGGGGCAGAGGCCAGCAACGGCGGCAACGGCGGCAATGGCGGCAGCAGCCCGGTTAACGGTCAAGACCACATCAACGGTTCAGGGCCGGGCGGTGGTGGTGGCGGCGGCAGGAGCGCAGGCGGCGTGATCTCGCCGGCTGTGTCCGGTGTGGGTCTGCCGATCGGCGATGTGGTGTACGGCCGTGGTGGGCAGGGCGGCAATGGGCAGGGCGCGGGAACGTCGTCTACCTCTGGCCCTGCCACCGCAACAGACGGTTACAACCACATCGAGTGGTCGAACCTTCCGAATGGGGGTGCGTGATGCCCGGATGGATCGTTGAAACCATCACCACCCCCACACCCGCCGCGGTGGGGGTGACTGGTGGAACCCCCACCATCACCGCCACCCAAAACGCTGTCATCACACCAGAACCCGTGGAGCTGGTCATCACTGGTGGTCAGCCGTTGTCCGGACCAGTCGCCATCCCCACCGCGGCAGCGCTCACCATCACCGGTGGCACACCAACCATCACCCAAGACCGCCGACTCACCCCCGGTGCCATCAACCTCACCATCACCGGCGGCCAACCCAACGTGGTGAAAAACACCATCCTCACACCCACAAAGGCATCCCTGGCGATCACCGGCAACCAACCCACGATCACCAACCAATCACCCGCCGCCTACGACACCGTCGCGAGCGGATCCGTCGGCGTCGGCTCTGTCGCCAACTTCACCATCACCGCAGCCACAGGAGCCGACATTTTCGTGCCCATCGCATGGGACCGCTCCGGGGCCACGATCTCAAGCGTCACCTGCGGCGGAGTGGCTATGACTCAAATCGCCCAAGTCGACCACAACAACACCTCTGGATACGGCGGCCTGCGACTCTACCGACTAGCAGGAGCAGGAAACGGCACCGCAAAAACCATCTCCATCACCTCCAGCGGAAACGTATACATCGGTGCATCGGCGATCTCATTCACCGGTGTACCAACCACCCTGTCCCCCGTAACTGCATACGGTTCAGGCACTTCGGCAAGCCAAACAGTGACAGTTGCAGGAAACGTTGGTCTCTATGTGGCATCAGCCGGCGGAGCCGGCGCCCCCACATACACCTATACCTCCTACACAGGCGTAACGAACCGAACCAACCTCAACGCAAACGGCGCCCAACTAACGCAATCCACAGTGACCGCATCAGGAACCGTATCGGTCATATCAGGTGGCCCCAACGCCTGGGCCAGCGTCTTCGTCCCCTTCTAACCCAAAACCCCACCTCAAAGCCCACCAGAAAGCCTGGTGGGCTTTGCCATTTGAAAGGAAACCCCCATGGCCGCAGGCACCTGGACACTACCCGCAGCAGCCCGCAAGATGCTGCTCGACGGCACGTTCGACCTCGACTCCGACACCTTCAAAGTCGCCCTCGTCACCTCGTCATCCAACATCGGTGCATCGTCCACCACATGGGCGGGTGTCACCGGTGAAGTCGCCAACGGCAACGGCTACACCACCGGCGGTGTCTCCGTCACCCTCACCCTCACGGGCACCACAAGCGTGGCCGTGTCATTCGCCACCAACCCCGTGTGGACCGCGTCCGGGTCGGGGATCACCGCACGCTGGGCAGTGCTGTACGAGGTCAGCGGCAACGTGCTTGCTTATGTCCTTCTCGACGCCACCCCCGCCGATGTGAGCGTGGCTTCCGGGAACACACTCTCGATTGACAGCGATGGGAGTCCCAGCCCCATCTTCACTCTGGCTTAGCTACGTCGAGCCATCCAGGCGTCAATGGTCTCGGGGAGCCAACCCTTGACGCGGCCGACAATGGCATCGGGCTCGGGGAGTCGGCCGGGTACCTGGCTGTATGCCTTCACTGTGTTGAGGGCAAGGCCGGTGCGTTCCGATACCTCGGTGATGCTCAGGTAAGTCGTATGGTTACCAGATAGCTCCGGGCGTCGATGTCGTTTTCCGACGCAGTGAGGGAAGTACGCAACTCGCACACCTACGGTGTTGAATCTAGGGGATTCTTCGCGTATGGCACGCAGTTCTTCACGGGAAGCTGACTCGGAGTCGGAGAACCAGGAGGTGTCGTACCAAGACATAAGCTCCCACCAGCGCGAGGTACGTTTGTGCGACTGCATGCGGGCTTCTGGGTTAATTGTTGTTCCTACGTATAACAAGTCTCCATCAATGGAGTATGCCCGGTAGACGGCGACTGGCTGGGTCATCGGGTTCCTCGGCGGATCTGATACACCCGTTCCTTGCTTGTGACGCCGAGCGCTGCGGCCACGTCCTTCCAGGAGTGGTTCTGGAGCGCTTCGGTGACAGCCTCGGCGAGTTCTTGCTTGAGGGATTCGCCCTGTTGTCTCCACTCGGCTTGCTTCTCGCGGAGTTCACGGACTCGATCGAGGTCGGTCATAAACAGAGTGTAGCAGGCGCTTGACTCGTGGTGTAGCGGGCGCTACACTCGAGTCGTCAACTTGAGACACCGCCCGGCGGGGCGAAAGGCCTGAGAAACCGAACCCCGCCGAGCGGCCCACCCCCAACAGGAGGCCAACCCATGCTACGCAACGCCATCGCAACCATCACAGCCGCCCTCACCCTCGCACTCCTCACACCCGCCGTCGCAGACGCCGCACCCAAACACTGCCACAACCACGGCACCGGACACGGGCAGATCTACAAACACGCCTGCGCCACCGGCTCCGGTGGGGCAGGGGCTGACTGGCAGATGGTGAAGAACGCGGACGGCACCCCGAAGACCGTCATGAAAGACGGCAAGCCACACAAGCTGTACAAATGCAAGCGGCACTGCGGCGGTGGACGCTACGCCAAAACCACCACCGAGCCCTGGTGACCGGCCATGAAAATCCACGTGCAGTCCCGCGGACCCGCCGGCTGGAACGCCACCGTCCTGTTCACCGCAGGAACCGTCTACACCGTCGCTGACGACCAAGGACGCAAGCACCTCATCGACACCTCCCGCGTCACGGTCAGGAGACTGTCATGACCAAACGAGTAGCGGGGGCGATCGGAACCGGACTCCTCGGCGGTGTCGCCCTCACCGGACTCATCTCGTGGATGTTCGCCACAGGACATCCAGCGATCGACTTCTTCATCGAACGCGACACCCTCTTCTACATCTGAACAACCCCCACAGAAACCCCGCCACCACGAGGTGCGCGGGGTTTCTGCATGAAAGGACCCCCGACATGGACCGTCTCGGAATCATCCTGCTCAAACTGTTCGGACCGCTGGCCGACAGGATCGCTGACCGCATCGCCGACAGGATCACCGAGAACCTGCCCGATCTGTCCGATTTGGATGATCAGATCGTCGCGAAACTCCCTGACCTGTCCAACCTTCCAGAACAGGTCATCAACATCATCGACGGTGCGCTGCGCTCCATCCCCGTTCTCGGCGGAATCCTCGGGAGCAAACGGTGAGCTTCACCTGGTTCGCCGACAAGCCGCTACGCACCCGCGAACAGGTCGCCCGCGAAGTCCACGCCGTCTCCCAAGCCCGTGGCCTCGATGAACTCGCCACTGTCATTGCCCTGATGACCATCTCCACCGAGGTCGGCACCGGAACCGGCGATGACCGCAAGTGGTGGTGCCCCGCCAACGACCGCGTGCCCGCCACGAAGAACTACCCCCACGACTCCCGCAGTGACGACAACCGCTCATCGGGCTACTTCCAGCAGCAACCCGGACCCAACGGCGAACCCTGGTGGGGCACACCCGAAAACATGATGACCCTGCCACAAGCAGCCAACACGTTCCTCGAACGACTCTCCGACGACTACAGGCGCGCCGCCAACAACCCCAGGTTGGCCGGCGAGTTCGCGCAACGAGTCCAGCAATCCGAATTCCCTGACCGCTACGCCGACAAATGGGACGAAGCCTGGTCGGTGCTGCGGCGCGCACTCGGATCACAACCGCCTACCACACCGGAGGTTCCCATGCCCGAAAACCGCCCGCCGTACAACGAATTCCCCATCTGGTCGGAGAACCACTACAACACCAAACGCGCCGCCAACGACATCGACGCCTTCCTGCTGCACACCAGTGAGGGATTCGTCGGCCGCGACGACGCCGCCGAAGCCTTATCGCTGTGGTACCAGCCCAGGTCCCGCCAGGTGGCCTACCACTACGCCGTCTCCCAGGCCTCCGACGGTGGTGTGACCGTCGTGGACAATGTTGACACCGACTATGCCTCCTGGTCTGCGCTATCCGCCAACGGCCGCAGCATCAACCTCTGCTTCGCAGGCACCCGCGCCGCATGGTCGCGCAACGAGTGGCTGGGCAAGTTCGGAAACGCCATCGACGTCGCCGCGTACCTCGCTGTGCAGGACTGCAAGAAGTACAACATCCCCACCAAGGTCATTGCGCCGCCGTACACTGGCCGACTCCCCGGAATCACCGATCACCGGTATGTCACCCAGATACTCAAGGACGGCACTCACACCGACGTCGGCGACGGATTCCCGTGGGACTACTTCACCGAACGCGTCAACCACTGGGCGGCTGGCGGCAAGACCGAACCTGAACCGCCGAAGGTGAAACGCTTCCCGGACGACTGGACCGATCGCGAACTCGCCGTGGAGACCTTGCGTCAGCAGCGCGGCTACACCCTGAACGGCTGGCCGCAGCTCGGCGGCCGCACAGTGGTGGACGTACTGGGCGCGATCGGCGAAAAGCTCGGCGTCGAAGGCTGCTACGACGTCAAGGACAAATCCTGATGCGCATAGACGGGCAGTACGTTGGCCTCGGGCTCGGTGACAGCTCCGACGAGATCCGCAAGATCAAGGCGTTCATGCGGCGCAAGTTCGCTTCCTACGCGGGCGATTTGGCCGACACCCCGCTCTATGACGAGGCCATGACGGCAGCAGTCGCCGAAATGCAAGCCAGATATAGCGCTGCCGGACAGTTGCGCGCGGGGTTGTACATCCCGGGGATTGTAGGGGCCGAAACCAAGTACGTCATGGGCTACCTACCGCGCCCCGTCGTGGACACCCGGCCCGTGCTGATCACCGTGTGCGGCACCGGTGTTCCCTGGTGGATCGGCCCCGACGCCGACACCGCCCGCGCCGTCGAAGACAAATACCTGTGGCAACCCATCGGCTACCCCGCAGCACCATTCCCGATGGGCAAATCCATTGCCGCCGCCATCACCGAAACCCACAACCAAGCTAACCGGTGGCGCGAACGCATCGAAACCCACGGCGCCGCGCTAGCAGGCTACTCCCAAGGCGCGGTAGTGGTTTCCGAACTGTGGATGAACCACATCGCACCCGAAGACGGCTCCCTGCATTGGATGAAACCGCACATCGAGAAAGCCGTGACGTGGGGCAACCCGAACCGCGAACTCGGTCACGTGTGGGCTGATCACGGCGGCTCCCCAATGGCCCCATCCAACACCCAGGGCGTGTCCTCCAACGGCATGCGCAACACCCCCGACTGGTGGCGCGACTACGCCCACCAAGGCGACCTGTACGCCTGCACCGAACCCGGCGACACACAAGAGGTCCGAAACGCCATCTGGCAGATCGTGCGCGACCTCGACCTGTTCACCGGCCCCGATTCACTGCTGGCCCAAGTGATCGAACTCGCGCAAGCCCCGCTGCCGGAAACGATCGCGATCACCCGGGCGATCCTCGACGCCGGCATGTTCTTCGCGAAACGCACCGGCCCGCACGTGGACTACAACCCCCAGCCCGCCATCGACTACCTACGCACATAGGAGGCACCATGCTGACACGTTCATTCTGGATCGACGCCGCCGAGCGGGCCATACGCACATTCGCCCAAACCGCGATCGCCACCCTCGGCGCCGGGGCAGTCGACCTGATGACCACCGACTGGATATCGGTGCTGTCCGTGTCCGGCGGCGCGGCCGTCGTATCACTGCTGATGTCGATCGGCGCCGAACGCCGCGGCAACCCCGGAACGGCGTCGGCCACTAGAGCGGTCACCGCCGCATGATCTGGGAATCGGTGCGCGAAGCGGTGAACGCCGCGTACCAGCCTGACGACGGTATCGACCTGATAGGACTGCTCATCATCGGACTGCCCTCCACCATCGCCGCCATCGGAACAGGGATCGTCGGCGTACTCACCGTTCGGGGGCAGCGCAAAGGCCGGGAGCGCGCACGCCAGATCGACGCGAAAACCGATGAGATTCACGAGCAGACCGTCAACACCCACGACACCAACATGCGTGACGACCTCGACGAGATACGCGATCTGGTGCGCGACGGCTTCAAACAGATCCAACGCGACATCGGCGGACTGCGGGAGGAGCTGCGAACCGAACGACTGGAACGAATCGAAGGCGACAAACGCCGCGACCGGTAACCACCAGGAAAGAAGGGCGCACGAATGTCACTACTGGCCGATCTCGCGGGCCTGCAACCCCGCACATGTCCCGCATGCGACTGGGCGGGCGCCCGGTCGAAACAGGAACGCGCAGAGATAAACACGGCGGTGGAGTCCGCCAAACGCGGTGAGGTTCAGTTCACCGACGTGCTGCGAGTACTCGTCAAACACGGCATGCCCGACATGAATCCGCAATCGTGGCGGCACCACGCGAGGAACCATCATGTCCCTGACTAGCGACCTACGTCAGGTCCGCATATCCGAGGGTGTGCGCAACAAGATTCTGATCCTCGACGTCGAACGGCTCCCCGGCATCACCGAACAGTACTGGTGGGACAGGGGCGATCTGAAGAACCGGTACGTGCAGTACGAGACGGTGACCCGCATGCCGCGAACCACGATCGTGTGCGCCAAGTGGTACCACGACGCCGATGTCATTCAGCTCACAGAGTGGGATAGCGGTGGCCGCAAACGGTTCCTGCGGCGCGTGCACAACCTGCTGTCGCAGGCCGATATCGTTGTCGGGCACTACATCGACGAAGCGGACGTGCCGTGGCTGAAGGGTGACCTGCACTCCGAGATCGGGGCCTCCCGCACCGCCGAGCTGGTCCATGTCATCGTCCAGAAAGCCCTGGACGATGCGGTAGCGGAGGGTGTGGCGACCAGGAATGTGGCCGCATTGGTCGACAAACCTGAGTACCGGAAGAAGAAACGCAACGGCTTCCCGGCGGACGTGGCGCAACACATCATCCACACCGCGTTCCAGGTGTGCGACGAACCAGATGCGGTGCGGATCGCCGCCGGTTTCCTGACGGGCGCCCGCCGTGGGGAACTCCTCGGCCTGCGCTGGCCCTACGTCGACAACCCCGCTCAGGGATGGATCACCATCGCTTGGCAGTTGCAATCGGAAACCCGCATCCACGGCTGTGGAGACCCTCTGCCCGAACCGTCACCGCTGTCCCGGCCCGACCGTATGCCCAAGAAACCCCCGTACTGGCCTTGCGGGAAGACACGGGCATGGGCATGCCCGCAGTCCCGGTGGGACCTGCCGGCGCATTTCGAGTACCAGGAATGTGAGGGGTCGTTGTTGTTCACCCGGCCGAAGACGGACGCTGGCTGGCGTGAGGTGCCGTTGTTGCCGCCGTTGTATGTGGCGATGCAGAAACTCCGCACCGACAATCCGCACGACTTGGTGTGGCACAAGGAGGGGAAGCCGATCGATCCCCGTTCGGACTACGACGTGTGGCGTGGCGTGTTCCGCGCTGCCGGGGTGATCGGTCCAACCGAGTCGTTGCCGCCGCACAACTCGCGGCACACCACCTCGACATTGCTGCGCGCAGCGGGTGTGGATGAGCAAACGCGTATGGAGATCTTGGGTCATGCGAGTGTGGATGCGCAGCGGATCTATGCGCATGCGGACCGGGCGAGGCATCTGGAGGCCATGCAGGGGCTGTCCGAACTACTCCCATCGACGTTTGCGTTAGAAACAAAATAAGGCGACCGCCTGTAAATGCGCCCTGCCGAGGGATTCACCATCCCCGGCAGGGCGCTTTTTTTGCGTTCTGGCGGGTGTCACTCCGTCATGGTCCAAGTTCCGCAGCCGCTCGTGCGGAACACGATCCGGTGATCCCCGTTGATTGTGCCGGTCCACGACGCGACACCATCGGGTTGGATGTTCGCGCGGACAGTGCCGGATGGTGCTTCACCTTCGCGGAGTGTTTCGCCGCCGCGGTAGTCGGCGATGCTGACGACCGCCCACGTGCAGCCGGGGGAGCTGGGTGGGATGGTGGCGGTGTAGGTGCCCCAGTCGTATCCGTCTGCGCCGCCCATGTTGTGGGTGCCGTCGCCGGGGATTGTGCGGTACGGGTTGGGCCGTGTAGTGGTGGTGGTTGGTGTGGTGGTTTGTGATGCGCTTCTGTCGTCGTCGTCGTTGCGTGCGGAGACGATGCCTACGACGGCGAGCACAGCGAGCGCGGTGACCATCACCTTCCCTGGTGACAGGCGATCATTGGTGGTCATCTGGTAGTGGTCTTTCTGTGTTGGTGGCTAACCTTTCGCGCACTGGCGTTATCTGATCGTGACATTCCCATGTTTGGGCTTCCTGTGTCGATCATGGCAATGATCCGTTAGCGTCTACGCATCCGGTTGCGAGGGGTGACCGGTGCTGGTTATTTCGGTAGGTGCAGCCCATGTTTGATGACGAACTCGACACTCTGTTGGTGCGGATTCTGAACGCGATGGACGAGTGTCCGCCAACATCATGGACGTTGCGCCGGGCACGTCTAGTCCTTGCGGCGTTGACGTGCCCGGACGCTCCTGGCGATGTGGTCGCGAATCTCCGCCCCGGCTGTTTCGCCGGTCCGAGGTTGGCGCGGCTGCGTCGTGTCACTGGTCGCGGCGTCTAGGTCGCCCTCCTGGTCTTGACGCGCTTCGCGCGGTGTTCGCGTCGTCTGCGTAGTTTCCATGACATTTCGTGCCTCCTGCAATCGTCTGGATATTTCTGCAACTAGGTCGGCATCACTGATTTGTTTCACCGATGTGTTGGTTCCGAGCGGTACTGGGTCTCCTCCGCTCAATGTTGCGATCGTTGAGCCGGGTTCCCACTGCAGTGGAGCATCGAGCATTCGAAGCGTTGAGCCGCGGGGCCGCGGTTTCGATGCGTCGTTGTTCTCTATGCGTGACTGCACCACGTCGGATGGTCCTCCGGCTTCCTGAACCTCGGCTTGGCTGAGTTTCAGGTACTCGCGTCGGGCTCGGACGATCTTCCCGAGTCGTTCCCAGTCGGCCTGCGCTGGGCCGTTCTGCGTCTTTGGCATGGCGCCAATCATCCGGAAAATGTTCGGCAAACACAACCATCGTTTGGCTAACGACCGCCGTGTAATTCCCTTGTCTACCTGCGGCGATGTCGACGTTTGCCCAGCTAGAACAACATTTGCCGAACAAAACCTTGCAGATCCCGAATGTTTGCCGTACATTCGGACGCATGCCAACCGGTTCAAAATTCTCCCGAACCAAAAGCGTCGCCGACCGTCCACTTAGGACTCCACCGCATGTACCTATCGGAGCGCTGCGTGCAGTTGCCGACGTGACGCTTGAAGAACTCGCAGCGGGAATCGGTCAGATCTGGGAAGAGGAAGGCCGATCGGACGCGAAGCCGCCCAGCCGCGGCACCTTGTCCGCGATCGAATCTGGCCGCCGGGGCGCATCACCCGAACTGCTCGCCGCCATCGAAAAGTTCTTCCACCTGGACCCGGGGACTATCACGACCGCATACCGGCCGAGGCCACGCGCGCGTTTCGCCGCATAAAAAACCCCCGCCTGTCGGGGCGGGGGTTCAACCGACAACCGAGAGAGGAAGTCTCAGTGTCTGAACTACAGCCTACCGGCGACCAGTCGCCATTCGACGCCGGACGCATCCCATGCCCGCAGGGCGGCGAGGACCGCTGGTCTGCTCGCTGGCTCATGGAACAGATGGGCTACTCGTCGTGGCAGAAGTTCGAACCAATCATCGAGCGCGCCAAGACGGCTGCCGCGAGCGAAGGCTACAACGTTCGAATCCAGTTCAACCAAACGGATAAACTGGCTGGTCATCGCAGTCAAGGTGGCGGGAATCAGCAGAAGGATTACCTTCTGACCCGGTTCGCGGCGTACCTCGTGGCGATGAATGGTCAGCCGTCCAAGCCTGAGGTTGCGGCGGCGCAGACCTACTTCGCGGTCAAGACCCGGCAAGCGGAAGTGCAGCCGGCCATTCCGGACATCACCACCCCTGAGGGGTTGTTGGCGATGACGGAGATGTTCGCGGACACCGCGCGCAAGCTCGTGGCCGTCGAGTCCGAGAAGAAGATGTTGGCTGCGGCGATCGAACGGGACGCCCCGCTGGTTGCTAAGGCTGAGGCGCACACCGGGTCCGATTCTGATGTTCACCGTCAGGAGTTCGCGCGCGAGGTCCAGGCGTGGGGAACCAAGCAGGGCATCGAGATCAAGCAGGCGGATGTGTTGCGGTTCCTCGGGCACATCGGGTTGTTCATCCGTGGTGAGCGCTCCGACACCGGTCATGCGACTGCTGATGCGCTCAAGCGCGGGTTGGCCTTCACCCATAAGGATGTGGCGCGCAACGGATACGCGTACGCGGTAGGGAAGCTGACCCCGTCTGGTCAGGACTACGCGTGGAAGCGCATCACCAAGTACGTCGAGGCCAATGGCTCCCTGGAGTTGCCGCGCGAACTGCGAGGCGGTGACCCGGCATGAAGTTCTCCGGTGAATACCTGTACCGGGTCCGCGTGATCCGTTACCCCGAGGGTGCATTCGAGTGCATCGATGAGGAAGCTGACTACTGGGTCCCCACTCCCGGCTGGCAGCCGCCAGGTTGGCGTCCGCGCGGCAACTACACACAGATCCTCGGCACCGACGAGTTTGTGTGGCCGGTAACCAACAAGGTGTACGGGTCGCATTCGACAGCGAAGAAGCGGGCTGACCTTCTCGAGTCCTATGGGGCTACTGCGGTGGTTGAGCGTTCCAGCCGGATTGTGTGGCCCGAATCATGAGCTTCTCTTTCTACTCAAAACCTCAGCGTCTGATCAAAAAGTCACACGGCGGTGTGACCATCGGTCTAGGGAACTACGACGGAACCGACCTGGCCTACCTCAATGTTGCCGGTTACCGAAATGACGCCGGTGTCCTTCTCACCGCCGATGAACTCACGGACCTGATCGACCAGCTCACCATCATCCGCAACGCGATGAGGGAGCCGCGATGACGTTTCATTCACGCCCGAGGCCTCCGATTCAGCATTTCCCGAAGCCGAAGAAGCCTTTGTTCCAGTCGAAACCTAAGGATGCGAAATGAGCACTCCCAGATGGGCCACGTTCAAAGAGGCCGCGTCATACCTCCGCTTGAAATCAGACGTGCTGATACGGGAGGCCGTCAAAAACGATGGGTTGAAGGCATATCCGATCGGTAACGGTCGGGAGGCGCGTGTTGACCTGAATGAGGTTGATGAGTGGATGAAGTCACGTAGCTATGAGCCGAGGTCCGCGTGAGTACTGAGTTGCAGAGTTATGTAGCAAGTTTGCTTACCGATGGCCGGTGGAAGCGGGTGTCCGATGAGCGATGATGTTGTTGAGTGGGCACGTGAATTCATCGCCGACACTGACGACGCGCCGCTAACCGTCCACCTGTACGCCGCTGACGAAATCCTGGCACTGGTGTCAGGGCTGGTCGCTGAGGTTGAGCGGCTGCGTACAGAGAAGCTGGGGCTGGAAATCTCGGAATCCAATCTGCTTGTCGAGCTGCGCGACGAGGTTGAGCGCCTGCGCCCCAGGGTGATTGAGACCGTCGAACAACTCGACGCGCTGCCGATCCGCTCACTAGTCCGGTCGGACATCGGTGAGGTATTCGAGCGTCTCCGCGGTGGATGGGACTGCCTTCACGAGGACGGCAGTGCTGGCCTCGTGATGCCCTTCGCAATCCGACTCCCCGCCCGCGTGCTCTACACCCCGGCGGCGGTGGGCGAGTGATCTGCAACGGAATGCTTCCCGCGCCGTGGGGTAAAAACTTCGGTCCGTCAGATCAGACGGGTGGCTGTCGGCGGCCGTGGGGACATAAAGGGCCGTGCCATCCCGTCGAACTGGCGGAAGACAAACAAACCATGGAGGACCGGTGAGTACGTCTGCTCCTAAGCATCGGAGTGTGTGCCAACTGTCGGGTGAAGTGACTCGTCCGTCGGGGTTGTGGAAAGCGTTGGCGGAGTTCGACGCAAAGCAGATGAGGGAAGCGGCGGAGTTGGAGGCGTTGCGTGAAGAAAACGCGCGGTTGAGGTGCCGGCTACAAGAACTGGGGGAGACAGCGTGAGTGGTCTGCTCTGGATTCTCGTGGCCGTTGTCGTTGCCGCTCAGGTTCCCCAGGTGGTTCTGCTGATGGCCCCGCGTGCGTTCTGGGACGGCTTGTACGACAGCCGACCGACAGCGGCGTGCTTCCTGTGGGGATATTCCCACCCCTTCGGCCCGGATTGGAGTAACCGGTGAATCTTGTTGAGCGTTTGAATGCCAGGTTTAACAACGTGATTCATGACGGGCTCGCCTTGGTGGGTGCTGTGGTGGATCCGTGGCTGGCCAAGCTTGAGCGTCAGGCCATGAACAATGCGTTGGGTCGGGATATCAGCCTGGACTACGGGGATGTTCTTGCGGCTGCGGAGGCTGATATGGAAGTCCACGAACCCGCACCGTGCGTCTGCGGCCACCTGCGTGAGGACCACTACCGGGTAGGCGGATTCATCGATCCGTGCAGCAAGTGTGATTGCCTGGATCTGTTGTACGAGTCGTCTGCCGAACTTTGGGCTTCGGCAGACCCGTCACCCGTCTCGGTGGGTGACACTGGTCCCGGCGCGGGCATGGTTCCCCCGCCTCCCCCTGCGCCGGGACCTTCCAAATGCACCTGCCCCACAGTGGAATGCGAACTCCTCGCTGAAGACATCTGCGATGAGGCTGAGGAAGCCGAACTGCTCGACGAGTTCATGGAGTTGGGGGAGTTCCTGGATTCTGCGACCGCGGAAGAACTCGCCGCCATGAGGCAACAGCATGCGACGGCCGCCGAGTTGGAACGCCATCTGCGTTACTTCACGACCGCGCCCGGCGCGTCCGGGGTGAACCCCGGCGTTGTCGCCCAGTCCCTGCTGGAGACGTATCACATCACCCCGAAGTAAAGGCGGGCCGCCGCCCCATTGCGCGGGACGACGGCCCTAACACCGGAAACAACACAACCAAAGAAAGGACGCTTCCGATGCTAACCCCAGATTCTAAACCCGCATGGTGGGACCACCACCAAACCAACTGGTCCGACCTCCCCGTCACCACCAACCCACCCATGGCTGACCTCGACCTTTTGAAGGAACTGGAGGACCTGGCGGAGTTGGTGTTGATCCACACGGAGAGTGTGTCGTGGTTCCGCCCGTTCCTGCCGCCTGCGCATTGGGAGACGGAGCCGACGATCTGGGAGCAGATGAACGGCGACGCTGTTGTCGGGTTGCTGCACGACTACCTCACCGAGGGAGACGCAGCATGAGCAACACCTACGTCTTCATCGTCAGCTGGATCCTCGGGGCCGCGTCTGCCACGAGTGTTTTCGGTATCCGTGACCGGTCCTCAGGGACCAGTGCGCTGGCCCTCGTGGGCATTGTCGTTGCGTTCGTTCTGTTGGCGGTGGCCGAGTGACCGCCCCCAGGCCGGTGTGGTGCCGGCACGACCCCCGCAACCAGAAGCCCGCGCAGAAGAACTGGCGCTACTGGTGGACCATGCCGCTGCTCATCGCTGCGGGCATCATCGGCCCCGGCCTCGCCGCACCAGAGGCAGGAGCGGACAGCCTCAATGACCGGTTCATCGCCGTCATCGAATCCGAAGGCATCACTGGAGTCGACAACGACCGCGACGCCATCGTCACCGCCAAAAAAGTCTGCGCCCTCCTCGACGCTGGAGTCCCCGAAGGGCCGATCGCGCAACAGATCTACATCAACAGTGACCTGACCCCCTACCAGGTGGCGTTCTTCGTCGCCGCTGCGGAATCGGTGTATTGCCCGCGCCACCTAGCGAACCAGGGGGTGGTGTAGGTGGCGAACTCCCCGTTCATTCAGTTGGCTGAAGTTCACACCGACGACTGGCGCCGCAAAGCCTTGTGCACCCATGAGGACGGCGACATTTGGTTCCTCAACGAATCCGGCCACTACGTCAACGACGCCGCCCGCAAGATCTGCTGGGAATGCCCCGTGCAGCCGCAGTGCCTGCAGTGGGCGTTGAAGCACAACGAGTTGGGTGTGTGGGGCGGGTTTTCGGAGAAGGAACGCCAGCGCATCAAGCGTGGCGAGCTGGCACCGGTGAAGCCGGCCAGGTTCACCGACAAGAAATGTGAGCAGTGCGGCGACGTGTTCGAGCCTGTGACGCAGAGGGCACGGTTCTGCTCACCGAAGTGCAAGAAGCGTGCGGCGAATGCACTGCGGTCAGTGCCGTCCCGAAAGACCTGCAGCCACTGCGGTGGCGAGTTCATGGGCACGTATGCGCAGACCTGCTCGAATGAGTGCCGCCGGGCGCAGAGGTGGGGCGCATGACCGGCCGTGTCCTGACCCCCGTTGAGGTGGAGAAGGTGGCGTGGCTGACCCGCATGGGTTGGACCGCCACGCAGATCGCCGAACAGCTGGGCTGCCACCACCGCACCGTGCAGCGTGCCCGCGCGAAGACGGGTGTGGCGAAACCGAAACCCCCCGCCCTGTCTACGGAGATCCTGGAGGAAGCGGCGCGGATGCTGGCCGATGGTGCTTCGCAGAACGAGGTGGCCCGCACTTTGGGTGTTGGGCAGGCCACGATCTCGGCGCATTTCCGCGGCCAGGGTTGGACTCGTGAGCAGTCGATTGAGTGGATTTCGTTCATCCGCCGCTACAGGGGTGTCGCATGAGGCGGGGCGCGAAACTCCCGGAGTGGGTGGTGGAGCGGATCGTGGCGTTGTCGTGGAACGGTTGGACCACCGGCGACATCGCCAAAGAAGTCGGATGCTCCGACCGCACAGTGTCACGGGTGAGGGTGCGGCACGGCATCAGCCGCGGCGAAGCCCACGACCCCATCCCTGAACATGTCCTGGCCCAGGCGGCCCGCCTGCTCGACGACGGCGCCTCCTACACGGACGCCGCGGCGACGGTGGGGTGCAGTCGAACCGCGTTGCGCCGCAAGTTCCCCGGCCGTGGCTGGGACCGCCGGCAGTGCGCTGAATGGCGAGTGATCGCCCGCATGGAAAGAGCTATCGCATGACCATCATCGACCTGTCATTCATGCTCGCCCCTGTTGAGGACAAGCACGCGTGGCGTGACCTGGCACGGTGCGCCGAAGTGGACCCCGAAGTGTTTTTTCCCGAGAAGGGTGGAAGCGCGAAGCCAGCTAAACGGATCTGCAGCCGGTGCGAGGTTCGGGTCGAATGCTTGGAGTTCGCGTTGGCGAATCGCGAGAACTACGGGGTGTTCGGGGGGTTGTCGGAGCGGGAACGGCGGCCTCTGCTCAAAGCGAATGGTGAGGATCAGGTGGCATGAGCAACGGGAACAGGCTCACCCCAGAGCAGGTGCAGACGATCCTGTTGATGACTCGTGAGGGGTGTTCCGCCAAGCATATTGGGGAAGTGGTGGGTTGTTCGGATCGGACGGTGGTTCGGGTTCGGGCGGCTGGTGACGCCCGCCTGGCGTCGCCGGATCAGTTTGTTCCGTTGAGCCAGGAGCAGAAGGATTTCGCCCAATATTTGCTTGATGACGGCGCCCCTTATAACGAGGTTGCCCGCACGTTGGGGGTGAGCCGGACAACGGTCGAAAAGTATTTCCCTGGTTACGGGTGGTCGAAGAAGCAGGCTGCTGAGTTCAGAGCTCTGGTCAAGAAGTTCCGCTGGTTGGAGGCTTCGTGATGTGCGTGTGTGGCCATAACCGGTCCCGGCACCGCTACCAGTGGGACAAGTTCCGGGGACGGTGGGACACGGGTTGTGACGCCACCAACTACCACGGCCCCGCCGGACATGAACGCTGCCACTGCTCCGAATACCAAGACAAGGAAGACGAATGATCACTGATACGAGGGTCATCACTGCGAGGGATGACGCGAAAGCCGGTGCGGCTGCGTTGGATGACGCGAGGTGTGCTTTGCACGAGCTGTTGAACGAGGGACCGCCACTGCCGTTCCTGGATCGTGAAGCGCTGGAACTCAATTTGGAGGTTGTGTCCAAGGCGTTGTCTCGGGTTGATGCGGTGATCGGTTCGTTGGACCGGTTGGCAGACAGGTGGACAGCATGAGCAACCGAGCCGAAACCGTGCTCACCGACGCGGTGAACGCCTTCTTCAAGCCCACCATCACCGATGAAGGCACAGAGCTGATCTGTGCAATCGCTCCTGGAAGCGTTGAAAGCGAACCGCATCGCACTCGTAGAACTACCCGACCCGATCGTCGACGAAGAGTGGGGTGGCTTGACGAAAGCTCAGCACAAGGCATTGAGGGAGAGTGGTTAAGGTGCTCAAGGACATTCGTTTTGTGCTGGTTTGCATGGTCTTCGAGGTGGTGGACCGGCTGCACAGTGCGCTGGAGGTCAAGATCGACAGCTGGTGTGAGGAGGACACATGGACCCGATGAAAAGCGTTGCGTCACAGATTGATTTACTGCGCTGCGCCAAATGTGGTGATATTCACTTGGACAACAACGCCTGTGCAATGAACATGGCCGTGTCGGTGCACACTCCGATTCGCCCGTGCAACGTGTTGCCCTACGTCGCCGCTCTTCTCGCTGCTGCTGCGGAGGTGACCGAATGAGCCTCAAAACCCGACCCCCAACCGGTGCAGTTCCCTGGCCACTGATCCTCGTAGAAGGCGGTGAGAAAGCCGGAAAGTCATGGGCCGCAGCCGTCCTGTCCACCAGCGACAAAATCGGACGCACACTATGGATCGACTGGGCTGAAGGAGCAGCAGACGAATACGGCGCAATCCCCGGAGCCCGATACGAAGTCATCGAACACGACGGCACGTGGACCTCCATCATGGAGCAAGTCCGCGCCGCCAAGGATGAAGCCCAGCGTGCCATCGACGCCGGTGAAAAACCCGTCGTCCTCGTCATCGACTCCATGACCGCCGAATGGGACGACCTCAAAGAGTGGGTCGACACCAAAGCCAGGAGGCGGGAGTCGAACCGCAAGAAACTGGAGAAGGACCCCGAGGCGGAAATTCAGATCACCACCGATCTGTGGAACCTCGCCACCGCCCGCCACAAGGAACTCATGCGGGTCCTGATGCGGTTCCCTGGAATCGTCGTGATGATCGCCCGTGGTGCTGATCAGGTGGCGATGGAGAACGGAAAACCCACCTCGCAGCGGACATGGAAGGTTGAGGGGCAGAAGAACCTGGCGTTCGACGCCTCAGTGTGGGTCAGGTTGAACCGGGGTGAGCATCCGCAGATCATCGGTGCCCGTTCGGTCCACGCAGGCATCATTCCAGGCGAAGACAAGCCCCGCCGTGTCCCGGATTTGACGCTGGAACAACTGGTGTTCGACATCCTCAAGTGCGACCCGAAGACCGCTCATGTGCGGGAGTTGGAGTCGGTTCAGGATCGGGTGTTGGAGCTGATGGATTTGATCGCGGCGGCGGAGTCCCGGGATGTGTTGACCGGGTTGTGGCGGGATGCGAAGGCCGGCGAGTTGTTGAATGTTGGGGTTGCTGATGGTCCTACGGTTCAGGAGGCGTTGGCGGCTCGGGCTCAGGAGTTGGAAGCCAGGCAGGCGGACGCATCATGAGCCGCCGGTTCACGGGGTTTCCCCCGGAAGTCAAGGAACTGATCCGGGAGCGTGCTCACGGTCGTTGTGAACGCTGCGGTGAGTACGCCTCAGACGCTACTGCACACCATCGCAGGCCCCGGGCTCTCGGCGGCTCTCGCCGCGAAGACACCAACGTGGCGTCTAACGGGCTGTGGGCATGCGGTGCTTGTCATCGTTGGGCGGAGTCCTATCGGGCGCAGGCGTTCGCCGAAGGTTGGCTTGTTCGTCAAACCCAATCACCTATCGAGATTCCCGTCCTGTACCGCGGCCAATGGGTGCTGCTCGACGACGGCGGAAACACTTACCGGATACCTAACCCTGTGGAGGCTGCGAAGTGACCGGCCACGTGTCATATACCGAGTTTGTGGCCGCCAAGGCTCGGTTCGACAACACCTATGGGCATCAAGTCGGCCCCGATGACGTTCACCCGATGCTGCTGCCACACCAGCGTGACCTGGTGCGCTGGGCGGTCGCCGGGGGGCGGCGGGCGATCTTCGCGGCGTTCGGATTGGGCAAGACCGTGATGCAGCTGGAGATCGTGCGATTGTCGCTAGCCAAGCATGGCGGTGGTAAAGGTCTGATCGTGATGCCGCTGGGGGTGCGGATCGAGTTCGCCCACGACGCCCAAATGCTAGGCATCGAAACCCGGTTCGTTCGCCGTACAGACGAAGTCGGTGGTGACGGAATCTATCTCACCAACTATGAGAGTGTCCGCGACGGAAAGTTGGACCCGACAATGTTCACGGCCGTCTCACTCGATGAGGCGAGCGTGTTGCGGTCTTTCGGGTCCAAGACCTACCAGTCGTTCCTAGAGCTGTTCGACGGGGTGCCCTACCGGTACGTCGCGACGGCCACGCCCTCGCCGAACCGGTACAAGGAGCTGATTCACTACGCGGGCTATCTCGGGGTGATGGACACCGGGGCGGCGCTCACGCGTTGGTTCCAACGGGACTCGACGAAGGCGAACAACCTCACCCTCTACCCGCATAAAGAACGCGAGTTCTGGCTGTGGCTGAACACGTGGTCGGCGTTCGTGCAATCACCGGCCGACCTCGGTCACGACGCCACCGGTTATGACCTGCCGCCGCTGGAGGTGTTGTGGCATGAGGTTGATCCGCCGGCTGATGAGTTCGATTTCGAGCGTGACGGGCAGGGCCAGTTGGTGCGCGGGGTGAACCTCGGCCTGCCGCAGGCTGCGGCCGAGAAGCGCCGGTCGTTGGATGCTCGGCTGTCCAAGCTGGTCGAGATCGTCACCGACCACGCCGAACACGGCGAGGGCCAGATTGTGATCTGGTGCGACCTCAACGACGAGCAGCGCGCCATCGAGAAGGCCCTCGAAGATGCCGGGTTGAGCTTCTCATCGGTGTACGGGTCACTCGACCCGGACGAGGTGGAGCGCCGCCTGGCCGACTGGAAGAACCGCGACACCTACGCGCTGATCGGCAAACCAGTGATGCTCGGGCAAGGCATGAACCTGCAGCAGGCCCACACCTGTGTGTACATCGGCATCACGCACAAGTTCAACGATCTAATCCAGAGCTTGCACCGGATTCAGCGGTTCGGCCAAACCCATCCCTGCAAAGCCCATTTGATCCACTCCGAAACCGAGCGGGAAGTGGTGCGGGTCATCCGCGAGAAATGGGCACAACACCGAGAGTTGACATCAACGATGACCGACATCATTCATGAGTACGGACTTGACCCCGAAGCGATCTCCGAGGCGCTGCAACGCTCCATCGGATGTGAGCGCATCGAAGCATCCGGTGAGGGATGGGTGTTCGTCAACAACGACTGCGTTCACGAAACCGAGAGAATGGCAGACGATTCGGTGGATCTGATTGTCACCAGCATTCCGTTCTCCAACCACTACGAGTACACGCCGAGCTACAACGACTTCGGCCACACCGACGACAACGCGCATTTCTGGGCGCAGATGGACTACCTCACACCGCAGCTGCTGCGCATCCTCGCGCCGGGCCGTATCTACGCCTGCCACGTCAAGGACCGCATCTTGTTCGGAAACGTCACCGGCGCCGGCGTGCCCACAGTGTCCCCGTTCCACGCCGAGGCGATCTTCCACGGCCGCAAACACGGCTTCGACTACCTCGGCATGATCACCGTGGTCACCGATGTGGTGCGGGAAAACAACCAGACGTACCGGCTGGGCTGGTCGGAGCAGTGCAAAGACGCCACCAAGATGGGTGTCGGCTCCCCGGAATACGTTCTGCTGTTCCACAAACCGCAAACAGACAGGTCGAAGGGATACGCCGACACACCCGTCACCAAATCCAAGGACGAATACACCCGTGCCCGTTGGCAGGTGGACGCGCACGCGTTCTGGCGATCGAGCGGAAACAGGACACTGACAGCCGACGAGCTCGCCGCGCTGCCACCAGACCAGTTGGCCTCACTGTTCACCAAGCACAGCCTGAAGGACGTCTACGACTACCAGTCACACGTCCGCATCGGTGAGCAACTCGAAGGTCGCGGTGCCCTGCCTGCTACGTTCATGGCCATCGCCCCGGGATCGTGGTCACCTCACGTGTGGCACGACGTGAACCGGATGATCACCTTGAACGGGGAGCAGAAACGCCGCAACGTCCAAATGCATGTGTGCCCCCTGCAGTTCGACATCGTTGACCGGCTGATCACTCGCTTCTCGAATCCTGGCGAGTTGGTGTTCGACCCGTTCGGCGGGCTGGGCACCGTGCCGTTGCGGGCTCTGAAACTTGGTCGGCGCGGCCGTGGTGTCGAGCTGAATCCCGGCTACTACTTCGATGCTGTCAAGTATCTGCAAGCCGAAGAGCGGCAGCGCGACATGCCCAGCCTGTTCGACCTTGAGGACGCGTCATGACCGTCGAGTCGATGTTGTGGTTCCGTGCCCGTCGCCGTTCGCACCGTTCCGCGTGGGGGCATCCACGACCACCCGCACCACCGAAACCACAACCCACACAGGAGAACCGATGAGCAACCTCACACCCGAACAACTCGAAGCGATCGCCTACATCGTCCTCGCATTCACCGGACCCCCGTCGATGGCGTACTTCCTCGTGAAGGGGCTGTTCAGGTGATGTACACGGTTTCTGGGACGTGGCCCCATTACATCGTCACCGGTGGAACCGAACCACCGAAATGCTTCAACTCCACCGTCACCGCCGTCAAATACCTGGAACAGATTCTCCAGCAAGGCGACACCATCAACTGGCAGGTCCCATGATCACCGTTGCTTGCGGGGAATGCGCCCGCACCCAAGGCCGGCCCGTCACCGCCGAATTCACCACCACTGACGACGCCCAAAGATTCATCCGCCGGCACCACGCCTTCGCCGACCACCGAGCACACATCCCAGAAGAGGCCGCCAGTGACCGACTGTCTGTTGTGTGACCATCCCAGGTCTTCTCATGCCCCCCCAGTGCCGGGTCCGCATGGGTGTCAACCGGGACGACATGAACACCTACACGATCTGTTTGTGCCCCGGATTCGAAGGCACAGAAGACGAAGAGGAGGAGGACTAGTGGCTCACGTGCTGTATCGCTTCTACAGCGCCACAGGGCAACTGTTGTACGTGGGAATCACCATGAACCCGCCGCAACGGTTCAAGGCCCACCGAGACTCGAAAGATTGGTGGAGCGAAGTCGCTGGCATCAGCATCGAGAACTACAACACCCGTGAGGAACTGGAGAACGCTGAACGCCGCGCCATCCAGGTTGAGCACCCATTGCACAACGTTGTTCGGGCGAAACCAAAGGTCATCCAAGATCCTTTCGCGGATCCGAAGCCGCAACCGGAACCTGCTCTGCCTGATTCTCTGTCCGATCTTTTCTCGCCGGCCCCATCGGTAGGCGAGTCGATAGCTAGCCTTTTCGGACGGATGCATGAGGCCGAGGAGCGAAAGGCTGAGGCTCGTCGGGCACGGTGGGATGCCATCTACGCCTGCGATCTCTGCGACCACGCCGGATACCGAGGCAAGTCGGTGTGTGACCACGTCGAGCACCGATCGGGGCGAGCCCGTGAGGCGCAACGACAGGTCCAGAGGGATCGGCTGCAAGTCATTCCTGGAGGTGATTCCTGATGGGCAGGAAAGCCACTGGCAAGGACCACTCGGAAATCAATCTAGCTATCTGGGGTGATGATGACTGGTTAGATCTAACCCCGCCAGCCCAACATCTGTACTTCGTGCTGTGGACGAGCCCGCAACTGTCCTATTGCGGTTCGGGGGAGTGGCACGCCGGCCGAATCGCCGCGATGGCCAAGGGATGGACAGTTCAGGCCGTCGAGGCGGCCGCCGCAGAGTTGTCCCGTCAACTGTTCCTCATCATCGACACCAACACCGACGAGTTCCTTCTGAGGTCGTGGATCAAGCACGACGGCCTGTGGAGGAAACCGAACATGGCCGTGTCGATGGCTAACGCGCGGGCAGCGTTGGCGTCGAGGACATTGCGCGGGGTTGTGGTGCATGAAGTGAAGAAGATCAAGGCCCGCAATGAGGCTGACGCGAAAGCCAACAGTGATGTGATCGTGTCGGCTGGGTGGCAGCGGGATGCAGTCAAGGAACTGCTGTCTCAGAAGGCGATTGATCCGGCCACGTTGGAGCCGTTTACCCCCGGTTCAACCCCCAGTCCAACCCCCCCGCTAACCCCCGGTCCAACCCCCGGTCCAATGGTTAAGCAGGGGGATGGGGTTAACCCCCCGTCTAACCCCGGGGCTACTCCTACTCCTGCTCCTTTCTCCTTCTCCAACTCCTTAGGGGGTTACGTAAGTACGGAAGGTCACCAGGAGCCCCCATCACGTTGCCCCGCCCATATCAATCACCCGAACCCACCGAAGTGCCGCGACTGCGCTGACGCGCGTCGGGCACACGACGCATGGGCAGCCGCAAGGAAACGGGATGAGCTGACGTTGAGGCGGGCCATCAAGTCTGCTCGTGAAGCCTGCACTGAGTGCGATGCCAACGGGTTGATCGAAACCCCAGAAGGCATGGTCCGCTGCGTCTTCCATGAAGAACCGCCGGCTGGTTTGGGTGTGGCGCTGTGAAGGACTGGCGTGGGACGACGGTTCATGTGGAGGCGTTGCGGGTTGGGTGTCGTGATTGTCGGGCTGGGGTGGGTGAGCCGTGTGTGGTTCGGGATGGGAAGGGCCGGGTGTTGAAGGTGTTGGAGGCGTTTCCGGCTCATTCGCACAGGATCGCTGACGCCCGTTCTGCGGGTTCCCAAGGCACTGACACCGACCTTGCCCAGAAAGTCGCTCCACGTGGCGCACAGCCCCCGCAATCAACACCAGGAGACGACGCATGACGCAACGAAAAGGTGGATTCGACTGGATCCGGTCGACCTACCGCGTCCCAGCGAAGCGCGGAATGCGAGTTGTCTTCGATGGACGGCCGGGACGCATCCTGAGCGTTGATGGCCCGTATCTGATGCTGCACTTGGACAGCGACCCGAAGAACCTGCGCACTCGTGTGCATCCGACATGGCGCATGGAGTACCTGCCATGACGATGTTTGTGTCGTCTGCGGATGATCCTCGTGTCCAGGCCGCCCAGGCTGCGCGGTCGTGTGACATCTGCAAAGCACCTAAAGGCAAACCCTGCAGCAACACGATTTTGCCGGGGAAGCCGCTGCCCGGTCGGGTCATCCACTTCGGGCGGCTCACAGACAGAAACCGAGAACCGAAAGGCGACGAATGAACAACCCCGAGTTGCGTGCAGTACTCACAGAAGCCCTCAGCCGGTCGTACTACCGGATCGTTGGTAGCTCGTCGGATTGCCGAGTTGATCCGGGCGAGATCCTTGCTGACGCTCTCCTGTCTCTTCCGGGTGTTGCGGTAATCCAACTACCCGAACCCGACGCCGACCACGGCGACGGAATCGCATTCTGGACCGCTCAGGAAGTTGGTGTGGCGGACGGAATGGTGGTCGCGCGCTTCGACCCGGGCAATGAGGCCATCTACTACGAGCCATCCGAAGCGTGGGAGACGGTCGCTGCTCTTGCTGCTGCTGCGGTTGTGGCTACAGGGGAGGAACACCATGGCTGACCTGGGGGTGACCAGGGAAGAGGCCAGGAGGCTTGCCCGCGCCTATTACGACGCGTGGGTCTGGTCGGGCTGCGACGGTTCCCGCTGGGATCGGTTATCCGAAGAGGCTAGGTCCGACTGGGCGCGGCAGGCCCGCCGGTGGCTGTTCGTCATCCGGGCTACAGGGGAGGAAGCATGAGCGGCGAGATCAACCCCGAAGGCTTCACCCGATACGGCGGCGACTGCACCTGCGGCCCGATCTACACCTACGGCGGACACGCCGAGCCGGGCCAATTCGACCCGTTCTGCCCCGACCATGGCAACCCCGAGTATGTGGCGAGTTTGGAGGAAGCGTGAACGACGGCAAGCGGTGCGCCCGATGCGGCCGCGCAGATGCCGTATTCGGGTCGTGGACTTACTTCGTCGCTCCGGATCGGATGCGGACGGTGTATCTGTGCCACGCCAACCAGGACGGGACGAAGACTGATCCGGACTGTTATCACCTGGCGACAACACTGCGTGATCCGATGCCTGATCACTACCAGAACCCCGGGGAGGAAGCATGAGCGGGGACGCGCAGAAGATCATGATCGCGGTTCAGCGCCGACATCGGCGGACGTTAAACCTGGAAACTGGACACTCCCACTGCCAGGGTGCGCGGCGGGGTGAATGTGATTTCCGCGACGGTTCGCTCGACGATTTCGAGGCCCACGTCGCCGCCGAGATCGACAGAGCCCTCGGAGGACTCAGGCGGGAAACCCGCGTAATCGAGAGCATCTTCGAGCTGGGCGTGCCAGAGCCTGCAACCCGATTCGTTACCCACTGGATGGAGATACCTGATGAGTGATGTTGTTGAGCGCGCCAAGGCCGCACTGGAAGGCGTCACAGAAGGCCCGTGGATCGCCGAGTACAGCAGTGAGGAGGGCAATTGCGTCATCCCGCATGATGCCGAGTCGACTCGTGAGGCCGTCGCCACGACGCACCTGTACCACCAGCGCGCCGATGCCGAGTTCATTGCCCAGGCGCGCACTCTCGTTCCTGAGTTGGTCGCTGAGGTTGAAGAGTTGCGTTTGGTGGTGGCCGCTGCCGCTGTCGCGTTGCGAGGAGAGACCCGATGACCTTGAGCGATGCAATAGACCTGATCAACGCCGAGCGCGTGAAGTGGCTTCGATCCTGCGAAGCGGCCACGGCCCGCGGCGACAAAGAGGACTGCCTAGTCAGCGGGGGGCGGGCCAGCGGGCTGGCTGATGCTCTGGTGATCCTGTCGAAAGTGGGGTCCCGATGAACGAGCAGAGGATGGTAACCATCTCCGTCCCCGATGAGGAGCCCGTGGTGATGCTGCTCTCGGACCCCGAGATCATCCGAGCGATCAAGCTTGGTTACGACGTCACCGAGTTGGTGGTCCCGTGAACGAGACAGAACTCTAACTGGCGGGAGCAGGAACTGTGAGCAGCGAAGCCCAAAACCTCATGATCGAGGTGATCGATGCGCACACGTACAACGGTGCAGACAGGGGGTTCCTCGGCGAGCACCGTGTCGAGTACTGCATCTGCGGGTGGTCGGAGGAAGGCGACGGCGTGCACACCGCGCATGTGGCCGAGGAAATCGACAAAGCCCTCGGAGGACTCAGGCCTGAGTACATCGCACGACACGAGTCCGGTGGCGGGACCATCCACGGAACGCGTGTGAACGCTGAGATTGCGATGCGCTCCTACGTGGTTTTCCCTCCCGGTGTCGATGATCCCGGTTCAGGCAGATTGACCGGTATTGAATCCCGTTGGGTGTCGGGATGGGGCGAGGCATGAGCGACCGGTTCTATGTCTTGGACTGCGATAGGTGCGGAAAGACGTTGGGTTGGACCACCAATGCTGCATTCCCGATGTGTGGGTTGACGCGGTGCACCGACTGCATGCGGGAGGCGATCGCGTGATTCAGGTTCATTGTCGGGAGTGCAACCGTGTCTGGGACCAGTCGTGCGAAGACTGCGCTCAGTGGAAAGCGGATCGTCACTCGATCAACACGGGGCATACGGATATTCACATCATCCCGGACACCACACCGGCACCCGCACGGGTGGATCAGGGGTGGGCGGAATGGCTCACGAAAGGACAACCATGACCAACGAGTTACGTGATGGGGGAAGTCAAGTGAGTGATGTTGTGGCCCGCGCGAAAGCAGCACTGGAAGGCGTCACCGAAGGACCGTGGACGTGGACGCACGGCATGGATGCCCGCGCGATGGTCCTCGGCCCAGACAACCTGCGCGTGAAGTTGGAGGGTTACCGGGACGCCGAGTTCATTGCTTCTGCGCGTTCGTTGGTTCCCGAGTTGATCGCCGAAGTCGAACGACTCACCCCACGACGCATCGAAACCGCCGAAGAGTTGGACGCACTGCCGACTCACGCAATCGTCGTCCATGTCGTTACCGGGCTGGACCGCGTGTTCCGCCGCAGCCGGCTCGGGTTCTGGACCGAGATCGGCGGCTACGACTACGAACCTCCAGACGTGCCCCTGCCGTGCCGAGTCATCCACCTACCCGAGGAGTCTTGATGTCCACCCCCGACAACACCGACCCCACACTGAGCAACATCAGTGTCAACGGAGAGCGTCAGACGTGGCAGCAGCTCTACGAACGCGAGAAGGCCAGATGCATGGAGCTTGAGACGTATCAGATCATGCTCAGCGACCTCGACCGCAACGAACACGGACGGCACCAGGGCGACAGCGACGGCTACGACCCCACTGGCCGGTCACAAGGTAATCCACATCTGAAAACCGGTGACGTGATCGGCTATTCACTCCACGGGACATGGAAGTACGTCGTACCCGAACCGCGGCGGCGACATGACATTAACGCGTGGCGAGTGAGGGCTGTCCGGTGACCGACACCGACCTTGTACCTGCCCACGAACGGAGCTGGCGATGAGTGATCTCCCGTCCGCTGAGCAGCAAGCCCGCGACCTAGCCGAAAAGGACCAGCAATGAGCTTCGAAGAAGTCGAAAACGCCCGCATGATCCGAACAGAGTACGGACACATCCCGGAACCGGAATTCGACCAGACATGGCCTGATCTGGTGAAGCTGCGGTGGAGTGCCGCCCTTGTCCGGGATCAGACAGGACTTTCCGTGACGGTGCATGAAGCGAACTACTCGATCGGCGGGGTCCAGCAGACGGGGTGTTACTCGGTCCACTTGCGCTATGGCGCTACTTCGTCAGCGTCTGGGCCGCACTCGTATGACTCGGCATGGACGTATCTGAACGGAATCAGGGCAGGCGCGCAGGCGGTGCAGAACCAATGACCCTGTCCGTGATTCTCGCCGCCCAGGGTCGTTTCCTCGTTGAGAGCCCTGTTTGTCCGGTGTGTTTCCAGCCCCGCACCGAGCATTCCACCGACTGCAAAGGGCACCACAAATGAGCGTCTACGCACTGAAGCAACCGCATCCCAACGGGGGAGAGTGGATCCAGGAGCACGACAGCCTAGAGGATGCGCTTGAGTTCCAGTCGCATAGCGGCGGCATTCTCGTCCGGCGCGAAGCAATACCTGGGCAGCCTGGACTGTGGTGGGTAGAGGTCAACACCGAATTGCCCAGCGATGTCGGGTCGGTTGTGCAGTCTGAACCCAACCAGGAGGGGATCACTGATGTCTGATGCTCGTGTGGGGGCGTGGATCGCGGCGTGGGACGCGCTCAACGCCGCCACCAACACCCTCAAAAAATGCCCAATCACCGATCCTGACGAATACCGGGCGTTCTGCCAACTCCAAGCAGACATCTATGCCCACCTAGCCGACGTGCCGGCAGAGGTCGGTGCCGCCGCAGCGGAATGGCTTGAACACCGCGAGAAGGAACTACGGGAACAGAAACGTCGGGAACAGAAAGAAGATATGTTCAGGAAGGCGTTCGACAAGTGAGCATGGACTTCCACCTCCCCAGGGCTGACCAACTCAAACTACAAGAGGCGCTCGGCGGAATCCCCACACTCATCGAGGACCTCGCCGTAACCATCACACGCCAAGCCCGCGTACAAAAACCCGGACTCGGGAAACTTCGAAGGCGGAAAGCTGAGGCGCGCATCCCGTTCCACATCGGCGCAGTAGAAGCCGCAGACGAACTGCACAACGCCCTGATCAAATGGGTCAGGTTCACCTGCGACGCCCGACAAACCCCGTACACCGAATCCAACGATGACATCACTCTGGCCCGCTGGCTGAGACGCAACGTGACCGCCCTCGCCCTCATCGAAGGCTCCGAAGAATCCTGGCCTGAAATTCACCACCGGATTGACGAGTGCCGCAAGCAGATCGACTTGCCCCCAGAGGATGACATCGTGATCGACCCGGAACGGGTCCGCCAGGCCAACCGTCAAATCCTCACCGCCGGCCAGATAGAAAAGATCGCCCCACGCCTCGGCGCACTCGGTGCAGGGCTGAACAAACGTCGGGTCCAGACCCTCGTGAAAAGCAAGCGACTGCGGCCCTGCGCAGTCGACGGAGAAGTCCGGTTCTACCGCCTAGGAGATGTGCTCGACGCGCACCACAGGCAACTACCACGCTCCAAGAAAACAACGTCTGAACAGGTAAAATTAGCAGAATGAGCCGGGTCTTTCGGGTGCATCTCAACGACGTCCTCGCTGCGGAATGCTGCCACCCCAACTGCTACGCGCCAGCCCTTACTGACATAGCCAGTCATGTGCCGTTGTGTGAGCGGCACATCATGGTTGTCTACCGGGAAGCCAATCTCATGCTCGCCAGCCATAGAGCTATGGGACAGGCATATGAACTTCTTCCATCAGAGGCTGAGTTCATCCCAGTCCCATGCCCTCGCTGTGGGGACAGTGGTCTACTTGCCCACTTAGCGAACGGGTTTGTGGTCTGCAAGGCGGCAGGGTGCGACTACGAACGATCCATGGTGGCGTTCTGCACTGAACGGAAGACACTGATGGGTGTAACTGCCGCAACTGATGACGTCGTGTACTACATGCGACTGGGAAACCGTGCCAAGATCGGTACCAGCCGAAACCTCAAGGCCCGCATCGGAGTGATTCAGCCAGAGGACTGCATGGGCTACGAACCGGGGGACCGGAAGCTGGAACGTAAACGTCATGACCAGTTCAAGCACCTGAGGGTGTCTGGTGAATGGTTCATGATTGGCCCCGACCTTGTGCGGCACGTGAACTCGCTGCGGATTGCATGAGCACAGCATTTGTTGCTACGTTTGTCGCAATTGCCTTAACGGCAAAATTGCGCCGTAACCTTGCTGATTTGACAAACAAGGTTCGATATTCGTGCTAGGCTGTCGCCGTAGGCGCAGGTCACACTTCCTCGCCTGTTAAACGCCCCGGAACCTACCGGGGCGTTTCGCATTTCGGGAGGTGATCCCATGCCCACCTTCGCCACACCACGATCCCTCAACGACCGCATCACCGACGCTCTCCACAACGTTCGCCTAGCCCGCGAAGACGGAAACCCGAGCATTGTTGAGGCTGCGGAGAAACTGTTGGACCAGTTGTTGGATCGCGTTCCCCGCTCCAACAGCCAGGAGTAGTTGCCGTGCCGCTCAAACACCTCCGCGTCTGCCCGGAACCCTGCTCGAAGACGCGCTTCTCTGAATGTGGGAAAGCTTGCCGCTTACCCAACGCGATTGATCCGGAGTCTTGGCGTATCAACTTGCAGGACGGGGCCGGCACGATCGGTGGCAGGCAGGAATGAAACGCCGCGCGGCCCGGATCATGCGGCGCATGGCTCGCCGCCTGATCGCCGTGTCACGACACCTGGACCCACCCAAAGACGAAACCCGCCTCTACACGGGCAGCATCTCCCAGCTGATCCTGGACCGCATCGAAACCACCCCACCCTGGACCAGACACTCACTCACCGTCCACGCTCCGGAACCGTGGGAACACCTCGACCTGTACCGCCCACCGTCCCTACTCACACGCATCTGGTGGTGCATACGCGGATGAACCAAGCTGCTGTCAGGTTGCTGGCTCAAACGTTCCCCCACGGCCTGTTGCATCCGGGCGATGATGTGACCCCTTCGAGGGTTGTTCCTGTCCCCGGGTTTCGGGTGACAGGTATGGCCCCGGAGCAGGCTGAGGAACTTGTGGGGGAGTCGGCGAAAGTGTTCGCCGAGGCTTTGGTGCATTTGTTGGAGTCGGATTTCGAGATTGTTCCCCGAGGGGAGATGCAGCAGCTGCGGTTGGATGCAGCTGAGGTACCTGATGGGGTTCGCACTGTTCAGGTTCATTGCCATTGCGATGTGCAACGGCGGGATCCGCTGTTTGAGTTGACCGTTGATAAGTCTGACGTCGTGGTGGTGAACGGCCCCGGCATTGTTGCCGGTCTTGCACGACGTGAAGCCCAATGCCCACACAAGGTGAAGCAGTGACAAGTCATGAGGTTTGAGTTCACTGCCGAGTCCTTCCACACCATCGCGACATGTATCAGCCGTGGCGAGCATTTGACGTTCGTGTTAGGTGAGACCACCGCAACGGATTTGTTCTGTGAGCGTTGCGGGGAGTTGAGCGTCGGCACAACCAGCGCACAGGCAGTCAGTAGCGAAGGCGTGTACGACTTGGGTCCCTTAACGGTGTGTTTGAACTGCAAATCCGACGACGAGGAAGTCTGACCCGGTCCGTGACGAACATTCGTATCAGTGTTGATGACAAGGTGTTGATGGACGCCGACCCCGGCACCTGGACCACCACACCCCCCGACATTGAGTCACTCAAACAACACTTAGGTGGCGTGGACGAACCACAGCCCTACATGCAAGCGATCATGCTCGTGTTGGCGAAAGTCGCCACCTACGCCATGGTCGGAAAACAACAACCTTCCACCACGATCGCCGTGACGACACGCCCCACCGGCTGGACGTTGAGCGTAGACGAAACATGATCGCCCACTGCGAATACTGCGGCCGCCGGCTGCGGTACGACCTGTGCCCAGAATGCGACGCCGACGAATGAACCGCGACTACACACCAGGACCTGACTACCAAATCCCCAACCCGCCCGGTTGGGGTCTCGTCCGCCACATCCTCAGCCTCAACCCCCAAGGAACAGCCCTCCAATTCGGGGTAGGCGAAGGACTGTCCGCGAAAATCATCGCCGAACACATGCCACTCATCGGGTTCGACTCCTTCGAACAAGGCGGACTCCCCGAAGAATGGCGCGAAGGCTACCCCGCCGGCAGCCTCGCCTTCCCCAAACCCGCCATCCCCAACGCACTGTTCGCCGAGGGATGGTTCGCCGACACACTCCCCACATTCGACTGGAACAACATCGGCCCGGTCGGCTTCATCCACTTCGACGCCGACCTCTACAGCTCAACCAAAACAGCCCTCAACCACATGGGACACCTACTCACCCCCGGCGTGTACATCATCTTCGATGAATACCTCGCCCCATACTGCGTCGACCATGAACAAAGGGCCTGGCAAGAATTCGTCACCGACCACCCCCACATCGACTGGGAAGTGATCGGCCACGACAACGAGGCTTGGGGTATACGAATTGTCTAGAACCGTCATGTTCATGTTCGGAGGCCGCAGAGCCAACGTCGAACTGCAGCTGCCGTTCGTGCACCGCATCCTCGACGAACACCCGAACGTCGAATACCACATCTGGGACCTGGCCCGCGACCCGCAAGACTCCGAATACCTCCGCACCCTCACCGGTGACCGGATCTCGGTGTGCACACAATTCGCCGGCCCCAAACCATGGGCAGGGTTCAACCGCGTCTGGAACTACTACACCAGCCGCCGATACAAAGACTGCATGTTCGTCAAACTCGACGACGACGTTGTCTACCTCGACACCGACCGGTTCGGCGACTTCCTCCAAGCCTCCAAGGACAACCCAGATCATGTGGTGTCGGCGCTCACCATCAACAACGGCGCTACCACACCCCTCATCCCCGAACTGTGGGACGGCTACCAGTCGTTGAACATCCCCCTGCTAGATGTGCACATGTCGGCCGAATACGCCGAGATGTGCCACCGCTGGTTCTTCACCAACTGGAACACCACCCGACCCAACACCCTCCACGAAACCAACGACTGGGTGTCCATCAACTGCATCGCCTACACATGGGCCATGGGACGCCAGATCGCCTCACTACTCGGCACACGCCCACCACGCCGCATCGCAGGCAGATCATTCACCCCACAGAACCGTGTCGGCGACGAAGGCTCAGTCAACATGTTCCCCAGACTCATCCACGAAGGCTTCACCGCCGCCCACCTGTACTTCGGGCCGCAAGCCAAAGTGATGAGCGACGACCTGCTCACAGAGCTACGCAAGCAGTACGCAGACATCGCACGCCAACACCTCACATGAACGTCTCAATCATCATCCCGTTCCGGGACAGAGGAACAGACCCACTGCGCAAAGCCAACCTGCAGCACGTCCTCAAACAGTGGGACACCTACGGATACACCGCCCACGTGGTAGACGACGGACGCACCGGCGACGCCCAATTCAACCGCCACGCCGCCTACAACCGCGGCGCAGCAATAGCCACCGGCAACATCCTCGTCTACACCGAATCAGACATGCTGCTCCCCATCGACCAACTCCACGCCGGCATCGAAGCAGCCCACCACAACGGCCTGGTCGTCCCCTTCACCGCACGCCACGAACTCGGACCACAAGACTCCGAACACATACGCAACGGACACACACAACCACACCTGTGCCAAGCAGACATCATCAAACCCAAGCCACGACGCATCGGCGCCATCAACATCATCAACCGCGCCACACTCAAAGCAATCGGCCAATGGGACGAACAGTTCGAAGGCAACTGGTGGGACGACCGATCCATGCACATCGCATTCGACCGATGCGCAGGACCCACACGATGGATCAACGGCCCAGCCTGGCACCTCTACCACCTACCAGGACACACCGGCGCACACCTCACCGAAGCCGACAAAGCAGCCACACGACGCAACAAACGCCGATGGCAGCAATACCAAACAGCCCACACCCCCGAAAGCATCCGCAAACTCACCACAGGACAAACCTGATGCCCTCACACGGCACCACAAGCCAACGCGGATACAACGCACAACACCAACGCGAACGCCGCCGATGGACCCCAATCGTCCAAGCCGGCAAAGCAACCTGCTGGCGCTGCCAACAACCCATCCACCCCAACCAACCATGGGACCTCGGACACGACGACCACGACCGGTCGAAGTACAAAGGACCCGAACACATCGGGCGGGAATGCCCAGCCGGCGGCAACCGAGCCACCGCCACCCGCCGGCAATGGCGCCGCCCACCCGAACCGCACCCCGGAATACGCCCCTGACCTGCGGAAACGCGTCGCGCACCCCCTCTGACCTGCGGAAACGCGCCGAGACCCCGGCCCCCACCCCTCCCCCGGGTTCATGGGGTTGACCCCGGCCCA